CGACATCGAAACGCTCATTATTTGGGTAAACCCTCACAACGCAACCATGTCGCGTGTGTACGCCGACGAAACGATCGAGGGAATCCCCGCGATCTTGGACTGGTTGAACGGTGGTTGATTCGCTATACTGACCTGCATTGAACAAATAGCCGATATTGTATTTGTAAGGGGCCGCACACCCCGATTTACCCAAACGAGGAAGATCGAGATGGACGATCCGCAAATGGCAACGCATCACGCAAAATTTGAAGAAGCACGGATCGACAGGATCGAAACCGTTATCGACAAGCTCGCGAATACGCAAGTCGAAGATCGTTCGCGGTTGTCACGCATCGAATCGATGATCGAAACATTGGGCAGCGCTCACGGCGCGACTCAACGAGAGATTCGTTCCCTCGCTGAAACGGTCAACTCACACGGCAAACTCAACACCGCGACCGTCATGGCGATGGTCGCGGTGGCGGGCTTGCTTATCACGATCGGCAAGTTGTGGACAGACCCAACGAATACGAAACTCGATCAACACCTTGCGTTGCCGGGGCACACTGAGGCGATGACGATTCACGCTGCGAACACTGAGAGGTTCACAACGATCGACAATCAACTCGCACAATCAGTCAAAACCGAAGAACGATTGCGAGATCGCATCGACGAAAAAGATGACGAAGTTGCGAGTTTGTCGGCGCGAATCACTGCAATCGAATCATCCCGCGTTGATACGAACCGAATCGTGTCGATGGAAAAAGCAATCGCGGAAGCCAAAGCATATCGCGAAATCGAAAAGCACAACGCGATGATGCAAATCCTCACAGAGATTCGCGATAAGGTGACACAACCATGAGCGCCACAACGACCGCTAAACAACCGACCGCTGCAACCCCGAGTACGCACTACCTCGCGTGCGTCGAAAAGTGGCAAATGATCGACGACTTGTGCGGCGGCACGCGAGCAATGCGCGCAGCGGGCACCCGTTGGCTCCCGATGGAACCGAAGGAAGAAGTCACCCAATACGACGCACGCAAGGGTCGATCGATCTTGTACGGGGCGTTGAATGAAACGATCGACAACACGGTGTCGAAACCGTTCTCGCAACCGGTCACATTGTCCGAAGCACCGTTGCCTGAAAAACTCGAAAAGATCGAGAACAACACCGATCGAAACGGGCAGAACTTGACCTCGTTCGGCGCTGAAGTATTCAAAGCGGCGGTCAAGTACGGCCTCACGCACGCGATCGTTGACAACCCCTCGATGATGATGGACGAGGACGGCAACGCGGTGCGCCGATCAGTGCAAGATGAACGCGACGAGGACATTCGCCCGTATTTCGTGCATGTACCCCCGACGGCGTTGATCGGGTTCCGCACCGAAACATTGGTCAACGGCGACGAAATCGTCACGATGGCGCGTATCAAAAGCGAAGAAATCGTCGCCGACGGCCCGTACGGAGGCAAGAAGATTTACCGTGTCGTCGTGTGGTCAACCGACACCGTTGAAACATGGGAAGCAGACAAAGACGACGAGGATGAATATCGTTTGATTTCGGATGTTTCGCACACCTTCGGCGAAGTCCCGCTGAAAACATTCTACATCGAACGAACGGGATCGATGGATGCCGACATCCCGTTCGAGGATTTGGCATGGTTGAACATTGCTCACTGGCAATCGTTCAGCGATCAACGAAACATCCTTCGCGTTGCACGCGTGCCGATCGTCGTTGCGGCGGGGTTCACCGAACAAGAAGTCGGCAAGAACATGACGATTTCGACCGCACGATTCATTCGTACGAAAAACCCCGACGCGAAACTGTACCATGTCGAGCATTCAGGTAAGGCGATCGAGGCAGGCGAAAAAGACCTTGAACGACTCGAAGAACGCATGGTCATCCTCGGATTGCAACCGCTGATCCAAAAATCAGGCAATCAAACCGCAACCGGCAAAGCGATCGATTCGGCACAATCGCACACCGCTATTCAAGCATGGATTCGCGAATGCGAAAACTTCATTCGCGTTCTGTACGAAGTCGCGGCTGAATGGATCGGCGAAGAACTGCACGACGATTTCAAGGTGTCGATCAACAACGATTTCGGGTTCTCATTGAACACGGTTCAGGATGTGAAAAACCTGATCGATATGCGGAAGCAAAACGAGATCACACCGAAAACCTTCATGCACGAATTGAAGCGTCGCGGCGTGCTGGGCGAAGGCGTGAACATCGACAAAGAACTCGCAGCGCTCGAAGAACTGACACCGAAACCCGATATGGGCGATTTCCCTGATGACGAGGTTGACCCCGAAGCCGACCTCGACAAGAAACCGGAACCGAAGGAACCGAAGGAAGTGAAGGACGATGCCGCCGCGACCAGTGAATGACATCCTGTTCGATCGCAACATTCGGCACGCGCATTTTCTCGCGAGGTTGTCGTCAGGTGAAGCGAACAAGATCATTCGTTTTCTTGAGCGCGAAGTGTACCCCGGTTTGTCAGACTTGCTTGAGCGCCGACTTGAACGCGCCCGCACAGGTTCGGCGAGAGGATTGCATTCAACGAAACGCCTGCAAGATTTGCAACGCGACATCGATCAACTGATTCGTGAAGGGCATCAAGCCGCGTACAGTCAGACCGTCGCGATCATGCGAGATTCGGCGATCGTCGAAGCACGGTTCACGCAAAAGATGATGGGCGATGTACTCGGCACATTCGGGATTTCGCCGACGATGCCGAGTACGCCTTTGCTGCGTGCGATCGTTGCGGACTCCCCGATTCGCGGCGAGTTGTTGAAAGATCACTACGCGGGGATGACCGCACGCACGCGAAGCGCAGTCAAATCAGCAATCAATATCGGGTTGGCAGAAGGCGAATCAACATCGCAAATCGTCCGACGGCTTCGGGGTTCGTCCGTAAACCCCGGAGGCGTCCTTGTTGCCAGTCGAACGGATGCCCGGCGAATCGTTCGCACGGCAGTCAATCACACAACGACACAAGCGCGTGAACTGACCTACGGGGATAATAGCGAATTGGTCAAGGGCGTGCGCTGGGTCGCGACATTGGATTCGCGAACCTCGCAGATTTGTATCTCTCTCGACGGTCAGGTGTTCAAACTTGATGAAGGCCCGCGCCCGCCTGCACATCACAACTGCCGATCGACAACAACGCCCGTCATCCGCTCATGGCGTGAACTCGGGCTTGATATCGACGAACTGCCTCGCGGGACTCGCGCATCGATGAACGGGCAAGTACCCGCCGCGACGACCTACCCGCAATGGTTGAAATCTCAGCCGATCCCGGTGCAAAACGAGGTGTTGGGTCGGCGATTGGCGACCGAATGGCGGGCGGGCCGGGTCACGGTGGACAAGTTCATCGATTCTCAATACCGCCCGTTGTCCCTAAAAAATATCTTACGGCTCGAAGGACTTGACTGATCCTCAACTGTCAAGTATTATCGCCGTATGGTCGATACCATGAATGTCCTCACGCGGCGGCGACTGAGGATCAGCGGGCGAGATGCCCCAGAGATTGCGAGATGCAATCAACGCATGGCGAGAAGCCGGAAGGAATTCTGAAATGGCACTGAAAGCACGATTGGCCTCGATTGATGGTTTGCCCGAAAGTATCGCAGCGGAGTACAAGCAGGTAGACGGCGCGTTCGTCCTCGATGTAGAGGCAGACGGGACGCTCGAACTGGTTGACACCAGCGAACTCAAAAGCACAATCACCAAAACTCGAAAGGAACGCGACGACGCAACGAAATTGCTCAAACGAATTCCAGAGGGAATCAGCATCGACGATTTGCTCACCGCACAGAGCAAACTTGCCGACCTCGGCGACCTCGACGAACTCGCGACACTCGACGAAAAACTCGCCGAGCGTGAAAAGCAACTTCAAACAAAGTTCGAGAACGACGCGAAGCGTATCGAAGAAAAGTTTCAAGGCGACCTCGCTACGGTGAACAAGCACAACGAAACTTTGACTCAGCAACTTCACGGCGAAATCGTTCAAGGCAAGGCAATGAAAGCGATCACTTCAAACGGTGGTGTGCCCGAACTGCTTCTCCCAGTCGTCACAAATTCAGTCCGCGTTGTCAAAGACGAGGAATCGGGTCAAATGGTCGCGAAGGTTTTCGATGCCAAAGGTCAGGTTCGCCTTTCTCCCAAATCAGGATCGTCGGCTGATATGTCGATCGATGAACTGGTCTTGGAGATGCGCGACGACAAGGTGTACGCCCGCGCGTTCGACGGCGACAACGCAGGCGGTGGAGGAACGAAGTCGCCCGGTCGTGCCGGGGCAGACGGATCGCATCGGATCACGGCGGCAGACGCTCGCGATCCGCACAAGTATCAAGCAGTGAAAGCAGCCGCCGAAAAAGCGGGTGCCCAAATGCAAATCGTTGATTGAAATCGGTGAGCCGGGTCGTACCGCTCACTCCACATCCCGAAAGGATTGAGTAATGTCTAACACACTCGGCAACTACAACCCGTTGTTCTATGCGAACGAAGCGTTGATTCAACTCGAAAAGGCGCTCGGCATGGCCGGTCGCATTCACCGGGGCTATGAAGAAGAGCGCAAGTCGTTCAATCGAGGCGAAACGATCAACATTCGCAAGCCCTCGACCTTCACCGCTCAGGACGCACCTTCGACGGCGCAAGACCTTGACACCGGAACGACCGCCCTCACGCTGTCGTACTGGAAAGAAGTCAAGTTCAAGCTCACGGATAAGGAACTCGCGTTCACCGGCCAGAAGATCATTGATGACCACATTCGCCCCGCTGCGTATGCACTCGCCGATGATGTTGACGGTCGCCTCGCTTCGTTGTACAAGGACATCCCTTGGTATCACACCACGAATGCTACTCCCGGCAGCGATATCGCGGATGTGACCGGCGCTCGACGCGTGTTGTTTGACAACAACGTGCCGATGGGCGATGACAACTTGCACTTCATGGTCAACGGCCTGATGGAGCAAGGTCTGATCGGGAACAGCGCCTTCGCTCAATGGCAGGGTGCAGGACAGGAAGGTGTCAACACCCAGATGCGCGGCACGATGGGTCGTCGCTACGGGTTCGAGTTCTTCGCGAACCAGAATGTGCAGTCGCACACGAAGGGCACGATGACCGAGTTGACCCTGTTGACGAACGGTGCAATGTCGAAGGGCGCAACCTCCGGTTCGTTCGACGATACCACCGTGACCGGTACCGTCGTCGCAGGTGACACTTTCGTCATCGCGGGCAACACCCAGCGATACGCAGTCACCGCGACTTCGACCGCTGCGGCAAACGCTCACGCGTCGATCTCGTTCACGCCTGCACTCGTCGCGGATGTTGCCGACGGCGTGGTCGCTACTTTCGTCATGCAATCGACCGATGCCGAGAACCTCGCATTCCACCGGAACGCGTTCGCTCTCGCGGTCGCCCCGCTGCCCGACATGGCATCGGAACTCGGCGCGAAGGTTGTCACTGTGACCGATCCGATCACTGGTCTTTCGATCCGTGCTCGCATCTACTACGAAGGCAACTCGTCCGAGGTGCATGTTGCACTCGACATCCTGTACGGGCTGAAAACGCTCGACCCGAACCTCGCGGTTCGCGTGCAGGACAACGCATAATCAAACTCGGGGTCGCGATGACCTCGATACAAACCGATGGGTCGGGGCTGAAACACGCCCCGCCCCGTTTTCGATCTACATCAACCTGAAACCGAAAGGAATCCAGCATGGGCCAGAAATCAATCCCAACCGTCGCTATCGGAAAGCCCGTCGAAGGGCAACCCGGAACCTTTGCGAATGAACGAATCGTGAATGAATCCGATTTCGAGGGAATCTACAAGGCGAAGGGGTACGAAATCGTCGATCTGCCGGATCGAGCGCCGGGCGTTCGATCTCCGGGTCGAAACGCCGACTCAGGCATCAAGCCAGCCGCCCCTGCTTCGACCGAGGGAGCCACTGGGTCGGGAAACGCCTTGGGGGATACCTCAACCCCTGAATCCGCTACAGGCGATTCAGGGGACGAGTTCGACGCACTCAAAGGGGACATCCCCGACCCAGTGCATCCGACGCGTTGAGCGATACGCCCCCCAACCCCGAAAATACGCACCCGAACGGGAAAGACCCGATCGATCCCCCGATGAAACAACCGTCCAACGACGAAGGCCCGTTGACCGAACCACTCGGCGGGCAATAAACACCTTCACCCCTTGATTCGGTCAAACGGATCAAGGGATTTCGATTCGCGTCGATGACGAATGCGCCATGCGGGACGGGCGGGGTCGATGCTGCCTCGCCCGTTCTTGTGTCAGGAGTGAACCATGAGTTTGGTACATGAAACAGGTTCCGGTTTGGTCAACGCCGAGTCGTATTCATCCGTCGCCGACGCGGACACCTATCACTCGAATTTCGGGAACACCTCATGGGCAGCCGCAGACGACGCGGACAAAGAAATCGCCCTTCGCAAAGCAACGCGATACATCGACACGAAATTCAACGGCGATTGGTTCGGTCAGCGAACAAACTCGGCGCAAGCCCTCGACTGGCCGCGTTCGTATGTGCGTGACAACGACGGGTACTACCTGAACGGGAATGTGCTGCCGAACGATTTGAAAAACGCGTGCGCCGTCCTCGCCTTGCTTGCTCTCACGGAGGATATCTATGCGAACATCGACGCAGAATCAGGTTCACCTACCGCGAAGAAAATCGTTGTCGGCCCGATCACGATCGACAAACGATTCAGCGCCGGCGGTGCTGAGTCGAGCAAAATCTACCGACTCGCTGACGACATGCTCATGCAGTTTGTATCGCCCGGAGGCAGTTTGGAGCGTGGATAATGACGACTGCCCTCGACATCGAAGTCCTCGCGGAAGTGAAAGAAGTCCTCGCCGAAGTTGGCGCGAGTGCAACATACACGAACAACCCGACATCGGTATACGACCCAATCGAAGGGGAGATGACAGCCGGGTTGGTCGTGAACACGCCGTTGAAATGTATCCCGCAATACACGCAATCAACAGGGAACAAAGTCGCGAAGCAGATGAAAACCGAATCGGTGTTCGCTGCCGAGGATTTGTTGACAGGAATCGCGGGCGATGCGCTGGCCGTCGAGCCGAAGGTCGCCGACACGATGACGATCGGAACGAAAAACTACAGCATCACCGGTATCGACCCGATCCGTGCGGGCGATGATGTTGCGTTGTATATTCTGCGAATCGAAGAAACGAGGTAGTGCATGGGCACGAACGCAGGTCAATTCATCCGACGAATTCAGGTTCGCACTGACCGCGTTTCGCGTGAAATTATCCCGTTGTACATCCGCAAAGTCGCACTCGATGCGCTTGCACGATTGATCGAAAAAACACCCGTTGATGAAGGTCGCGCACGCGGGAACTGGCAACTCGCGATCGGCACAATCCCACGCGGGGAAATCCGACCGTTGACTGGCGATGTGTTGATCGACGAGGCAAACAAACGCCTTGCCGAGTACGAACCCGGCGAGATCGTCAACATCACGAACAATGTGCCGTACATCATCCCGCTCGAAAACGGGCATTCAGGGCAAGCGCCGAACGGCATGGTGAAGGTCACAATCGCAGAACTTCAAGCAGCGGGGATCGCAGCATGACCGCATTCCCGTACAAACAAATGAAAAAGGAGATTCGCACTTACATCGAATCTTCGCTCGGCGGCACGAATACACTGCCGATTTACTATGCGAACGCCCCGGAATTGGCAGCCGACGCAGCCGAAACCGACCCAAAGGGCTACCTCGCGGTGCATCAACTGGACGGAAAGGCATTTCAAGCCGATGTAGGTGCAGGGAACCGTCGTTGGCGGCGACCCGGAGTGCTTCAAATCAGCGTGTTCGTCGCGATCGGAAAGGGGACAGCCCGGTCAGACGAGATCGTCGATACGATCGTGACTATGCTTCGAGGGCACACAATCAACGCCGCAGGCGGCGACATCGTTTTTCACGACACATACCCGAAACCGGGTCAACGGGAAGGCGCATATTGGCGGGTCGATGTAGACACCGCGTTCTACTCGGACGACTTCGACTCGTAAGGAGAAATCATCATGGCATCCAGCACCACAAACCGCGTACAAATGTCGTACCTTGCCGAATCGACTTTCGGTACCACCCCCGCCGGGAACTTGAAAGTTCTTCGCATGACCGGCGAAACATTCAAAGCCGACACGAACACCACGAACAGCGCCGAGATTCGCGATGACCGAATGGTCGCGGATGTGCTGCGCACGATGGTCAGTGCATCGGGCGATATTCAGTTTGAACTTTCGTACGGCACCTATGACGATTTTTTCGCTGCGGCGCTTATGTCGTCCGGGTTCGCGACTTCGGTTGCGATCGAAAACGGGTCTACGCTGATTACATTCGCGGCGAACACGCTCACGACAACCGGCACATGGGACAACAACCCTGCCGTCGGCGATTGGATCGAAGTTCGCGGCGCAACCGTTCACCCTGCCGCGAACGGGTACTACAAAGTCACCGCCGCGAGTTCGACTGTCATTACCGTCGCTCAGACGATCACGGACACCGGAGCCGAAGCAGGCACTGTCACGATTCAAAAAGGGTTCGCGATCACGAACGGGACGACCGAAACCTCGTTCTCGTTCGAGCGCAAGTACGGCGACCTGTCGAACATCTTCGAAGCGTTCGTCGGCATGGAAATCAACACCTTCAACCTGTCGATCACCGCCGACGGTTTGGTCACTGGCTCGTTTGGGTTCATGGGCAAACTCGCGTCGTCCGAAACCTCAACAATCGGCGACGGGTACGATGCCGAGAACACGAATCAAATCTACAACGCGACCGACAATGTGAATTCGATTCAGGAAGCGTACGCCGACCTTGGCGCTACTGCGTTCTCGCTTTCGTTGACGAACAACCTGCGAGGGCTGTCAAACATCGGCACCCTCGGGTACGATGAAATCAACGACGGGCAACTCGAACTCACCGGTACGCTGCAAACTTACTTCTCGTCCGCTGCCGAGTTCAACAAGTATTTGCAGTTCACCGAGTCGTCGATCAGCGTCATCATGGAAGATTCGTCGGGCAACTGCTACATCATCGATATCCCGAACCTGAACTACACTTCTGGTACGCGGAACGCAGGGTCAAACAACACCGATATCATCGCCGACCTTGCTTGGAACGCGAAGCGAGATTCGGACGATGACGCGATGATTACGATCGTCAAATTTGCCGCTTGATTGACTTGACCGACATATCAAAGTACACTCAGGGGGCAATCATCGTGATTGCCCCCTTTCCCTGATAGGAGCATCGAATGAGTTTTGACATCACAAACATGGCGACCGACCGCAAGGCAGAAAACGAAGGCGTTTGGCATGACTACGACGGCGGGCTGCGCCTCAAAATCGCACGCCTAAACAACGATCACCATCAACAGTACATGCTTGAAAAGCGACGCAAGGTTCAGCAAGAACAACGGCTCGGCGCTGGCGTTGAAATCAGTTCGGATCGCCTGCGTGAACTCACGATCGATTCAATGGCGAAACACATCCTCGTCGGCTGGGAGTGCATGGTCGAAGCAGGCAAGACGATCCCGTACAACCAAACCGAAGCGGTTCGCCTGCTCACAAAATACCCTGAGTTCTATCGACTTGTCGAAGATGAGGCAATGGCGATTGAAAACTTCCGATCGAAGAAAGAAGGCGACGACTTGGGAAACTCGCCGACTTCGGACGGTGGTACGCCCGTTGGGGACACGCCCTCAAGCCCCTCCGAATAGTCGCAAAGAAACGGTCGGCGCTCCCGCAGGCATTCGTCGATCGACCTGAACTTTCTTTCGATCAGGAATACGCTGTTGATGCGTGGCTAGAATGCTCCCGGTATCGACCTGTGACATCGGCGGGCATGGGCTGGATTCCTGCGAGTGAAATCGCGTGTTGGTTCGATCTTCACGATATCCCTGAATCGAACCGATTATGGTACTATGCCCGAATCTCTGCGATCGACAGTGCGTACCTGAGCGAAAAGGAAGAACTCGCGAAAAAGGATTGATGAATGGCCGTTGAAACACTGACCCTCGCGATCGATGCTGCACGCGTGAAGCGTGGCGGCGATCAGTTCGTTGATGCGGGTCGGCGTATCGACGGAGCAACACGCAAGATTGATCGTTCGGTTCTTCGCACGGAACGGAATGTGAAGCGCATGGGAGCGTCAAGCGCGAATGCTGGCGCTCTCATGGCTCGCGTGTTCACAGGGGTAGCGATCACGGCAGGCGCACGCTCGGCGATCCGCACATACGCGACATACGAACAGTCGATCGCGACCGTTCGCGGCGTACTCGGTGGGCAGTTGGGCGATCAAGAAAAACTGCATCAATCGATGCTCGGATTGGAATCGACCGCACGCCGACTCGGTGCAACGACTCGATTCAGTGCGTCCGAAGCCGCAGAAGGTATTTTGTTCCTCACGCGAGCAGGTTTCAGCGCAAACGAATCGATGGATGCGATCGGGGCGACGCTCAACCTCGCACAGTCGGGCGCTATCGGGTTGGGTGAAGCGGCAGACTACGCATCGAACATCGTGTCGGGGTTCGGACTCGCAGCAGCCGAAACAAATCGCGTCGTTGATACACTCGTCGCGACCTCGAACCGATCGAACACAGACATTCGGCAACTCGCCGAAGCGATGAAATACGCAGCGCCAATCGCGGGCGCTCTCGGTCGCGAAGTCGAAGAAGCGTCGGCGGCTGTCGGTGTACTCGGCGACTCCGGCATTCAAGGATCAATGGCGGGCACGAACTTGCGAGGCATTTTCGTGAAACTGTTGAACCCGTCAGGCGAGGCGAAGAAAGCAATCGAATCGCTCGGTTTGTCTATCGCAGACCTTGACCCGAAAACGAATTCGCTCGCCGACATTTTCGACAAACTCACGAAGGCGGGCGCTGGCGCGACTGAGATGACGCAGATTTTCATGTCTCGAAACGCTGCCGCTGCACTTACGCTCGCGAAAAGCACCGACAAACTTCGTGAACTTGAACAAGCAAACATCAATGCGTCGGGCGAAGCCGCTGAACTCGCCCGCGTCATGGACGACACTCTCACCGGGTCATTCAAATCGATGATCTCCGCAGCGCAAGAACTTGTTCTGCAACTCGGTGAAGGGCAAAGCGGATTCGGCGGCGTGCTGCGAACTGTTGTCGATACGATGACGGGCGCTCTGCGCATCCTCGCAGGCATGGAATCGTCCGTCACTGAAAACCGAAAGGCGGCGTTCTTGCTTGCGGCGGCGTTGAAAGGTGTCGGCGTTGCGTTGTCGGTGATTGTCGGGCTGAAACTGCTCACCTTTATGTCGTCGATGGTGACGATGCTCGTCGGGTTGCCCGCGACGATCGGCGCTATCAGTGCGTCGCTCGTCCCCCTCATGGCGACCGTGCTTGGGTTGTTCGCAGCGGTCGCGGCGTTTGAACTCGGCAAATACTTCTACGACGAATTCAAGTCGGTTCAAATCGCAGCGGCGGGTGTCGTCAAATTCTTCGATGAAACATGGTCAAAGGTCAAAATGGGCTGGAAACTGCTCATGGCCGATCTGGTCGATCTGTTCACGACCGACTTTGGATCAAAGGTGTTTGAAGCGATGACCGACCTCGCACAAGCGGGTGCGGATGTTGTCGATTTGTTGTTCCCCGGATTCTCGCAAGCGTTCGCGGGCGCAACCGCAGGGATCAACGCCGTTCTTCAATCAGGGATTGATCTCACAAGCGAACAGCGTCGCGAGGCGATCGCACAAGGCGCAGCGGACATCGAGTTCGCGCAGCAAGTATACAATCAAACCCTCGAAAGCATCGAGGACGATTTCGGATCGAAAACCCGACGCGGTACATCGTTCGCCGATTATGTGAAAGGCGACCTTGAAACCGCGAAGCAGGAAGTTGCTCGATTGATCGATGACCTTGCGGCTATGGCCGAAGCGTCGTTCTCGAAATCGCAAGACGGCGAAGGCATGATGGGGCCGTTCCTGCCTGACGCGGTACGCGACACACGCAAAGCGCTCGAAGAAGCGATGTTGGCAGTCGAAGCATTGGATCAAGCCGAAACACGAAACGCATCAACGGTCGAAGCCGCATCGACGAGTTATGCAGATTGGGTCGAAGAACTCGAAAAAGCACGAACCGCACTCGAACTCGAAGTGTTGTTGCTCGAAGGCACGACCGATGCACAGCGTGCGCTTGCAGGCGCGAAAGAACGCGGCATCGCGTTGACGCAAACGCAAATCGATCAGATCGTGCAACTCGAAAACGATCTTATCACGCTCGACAAACAGCGCGAGCGAGCCGAAGAACTCAAAACGCTGTACGAAGATTTGGGCGACACGATCGCGGGCACCTTCGAGGATGTTGTATTGAACTCGAAGTCAGCCGAGGACGCACTTGAATCGATGGTGAAATCGGTCACGCAACTGATTTTCAATATGCTCGTCACTCAACAGATCGCGAACCTGATCGCAGGCGCGTTCGGGAATTTGTTCGGAGGCAACGCAGCCGGGTCGCAGGCAGGGGTTCCCGGTTCGGGGATTTATGGCCCGCCTGCCCCTCCGGGCGCTCTCGGTTTGATGAGCGGTACATCGATCACTCCAATGGCAAACGGCGGGATCATCGGCCCGCAACCTACACGAATGACGAACGGTTCGTCGAACTTCCTCACTCGCGAAGCAGGCCCCGAAGCGGTTGTCCCGTTGGGTCGCGACTCACGCGGGCGACTCGGCATCATCGACGCATCGGGCGGCGGTGGCGGTGGAGGTCGCACAATCAACATCAACATGACTGTCCAAGCACAAGACGCGGCATCCTTCGGTTCGCGAGAATCGCAACGACAAATTCAGCGCCGACTTCGCGAGACAATCAAGAACGCAAGCGCAGGCACCCCCGGAGGTTGACAAATGGCTTTTCATGCGGTGCAGTTCCCAACCGATATTTCTTGGGGTTCGCGAGGCGGGCCGGGGTACTTCACGAACATCATCGAACTCGATTCCGGCATCGAAGAGCGCGTCGCGCGTCGATCGCGTGCGCGCCGGCGCTACGATGCGTCGTACGGGGTGTCTCGCTATTCGCAACTCGCGGCACTTGTCGCGTTCTACATCGCACGCAAAGGGCCGTACGCAGGGTTCCGCTACAAAGACTGGCAGGATTTCACCTCAGCGGAGAACGGGAAAACAACGTCGGCGTTCACCGACCAAACGATCGGCACCGGCGACGGGACGACGAAGGTTTTTCAACTCGTCAAACGATATTCGTCGGGCGGTCAAACCGAAGTGCGAAACATCACGAAGCCGGTCACGAATTCGGTTCAAGTTTCAGTGAACGGCACGCTGCAAACTTCGGGCTGGACAGTTGACACCGAAACCGGGCTTGTGACATTCACAACAGCGCCGACTTCTGGGCATGTTATCACCGCAGGTTTTCAGTTTGATGTGCCTGTCCGATTCGGCGCTGAAATCGACGACGGCATTTTCGTTGCACTCGAAAACTTCTCGACTGGTTCCGTTGATTCGATACCGCTTATCGAAATCATGGACGAAGATCAATACGAAGATGATTTCCCGTACGGCGGGTCGAAAGAACACGGAAATGTCAGTGCCGACTTTTCGATCTCGCAACCGAACGGTCGAGTGCATTCGTTTGATCCGCAATCGGGTTCGCTTGTGTTGTACCTCCCGACCAAATCAACAGTGAAAGACGGCGGGCCTATTTTTTACTTGCACAACCTGAGTTTGTCGAACTCGATAACCATCAAAGAATCAGCCGCCGACGGCAGCGCTACGATTTTGATGATGAGTGCGGATTCTTCGGCTACTGTCGATATGTCGATCAACGATCCGGGCACGGTACGAACATGGCATGTTTTCTAGGAGCGATTCACGATGACGATCACAGAAGAAAAATTCAACGGGGGTTCGGTTGAGTTCGATATCTCCGAAGATGTTTTTCTGAACTTCGATCTTGGTCGATTGAAAGTCATCACTCCGACACTCAAAGCGCAGCGAGTGTATTTGCAAAATGCACAGTTGCACCCTTGGATCGTCGGCGGGGTTGTTTACGACATCATCAACCTCGGCTCGTACTCTGTGTTCGTGTTCGATTGGCAAGGCAACTACACCGGGATCGAAATCGGCCCGAACCAACGGGGCGGCATTTCGCTGGGCAACACCGACGAAGAACAGGGCGACGCGTGGCGATGCAACTGCCGCGATCTTCTTTCGGTCACGACAACCACATCGACCACCTCGACCACCTCGACGACGACGACTCCGACCACGACTTCGACGACCTCGATTACCACATCGGGGCCGGGGTGGACTATGAGTACCGTCGGGGATCAATTCACCGGCACTTGGGGAGATGTTGGCCCGAATGTGGGGTTGTCCTCCGAAGATCCTCGCGTCGATCCGAACTACACGAATCTGCCCATTTTCAGCGCCCCCGCAGCACCCTTCGGCACATTGGGGCCTCGCGTGCCTCGTATGCGAGCGCCTGCCGCCCTCAGCGTCGCCGTAGTCGTCACCACGATCAATGAGGGGTCAGACTTCGAGGCGACGCTTGAATCGCTCCTGACCGCCTCACGCGTCCCTGAGATGATCGTCGTCGTGGACGATGGATCGGTAGAATCCTTCGAGGTGCGATCGCGTGCGTTTGACGGGCGAGGATCGAACATCGTATTCGTGCGAAACGAGTATCGAAAAGGGTGTGCCGCGTCGCGAGATGCCGGGTTCCGCGCCGTCGATGCCGACCTGTACATTTTCGTCGATTCGCATATGAACTTCCCGTCGAACTGGCTCGACGAAATGGTCGCAGCACACATCATGCACCCGAACGCGATCTTTGCTCCGATCTCGTCCGATATCGATGACGACGGATCAGCGCCGAAACAAGGCGGGCACTGGGGGACGGGTGCCGATTTGTATGTTCACCCCGAAAAAGGGATCACCGCGAAATGGGCACCTATTTCGGCGCTCCCTGTTTCGACTCTGCGCACGCCCGCGATGATGGGGGCGTGCTACCTTGCGCCGAAACAACTGCTTCGCGATATCGGCGGTTGGTCGATGGGCCTGCGCGGGTGGGGGTTCGATGAAGAATTCGTCTGCACGCGTGCGTGGCTCATGGGCTACGAAGTTCGTTTGGTGTCCTCAGTGCATGTATCGCATCGGTACATCCGCGACACGACTCAACTCGCACGCATCGACGCGACAGGCGAGGACGAACCGGGCTGGGTCATTCGCTACACGCGCCAATATGTGAACTATGTCTTGTTCGGTCGTGTTGACGAAATGCTTTTCATGGGCGAAGGTGAAGAAACAAAAACCGCCCGCGAACAAATGCAAATCAACTTCGATCGTTGGCGCGCCGATCGTGCGTATGTGCAGAATCGTCGCGTGTTGTCGGACAAACAGTTGTGGGATTTGTTGAACGAGGTACGAATCGAATCGTCGATCGCCGCAATCGCCGGAGGTCGTCATGCTGTCAATCAATAATCGAATGGCGAACCTTATCACCTCGAACAAATCGTCGCATCGATTCGCTACTCTATGGACGGTCGTTCTTGAAAACGGGACGACTTATCGACTCACCGATCACAATCAAAAACTCGTCGATGATGCAGGCAACACATTCTCCCCGTCGAATGCGTTCAATGCGAGCGCCCGCGAAATGCAAGACGGTTTGCAAATCAACGACATCGAAATCGTTGGGTTCCTTGCGAGTTCAGGCGTGACCGCCGACGATTTGCGTGCGGGGTTGTGGCGCAATGCTCAGGTGACAGAGAAGATCGTCGATTGGCGGTATCCTTGGATCGGCGACCTCGGCCAACGCAAGTATTCCGTGAGCGATATTTCGTGGTCGGAAAACGAGTGGGTCGCTCAACTCGAAGGGATCGGGCGAAAACTCCGGCGCAAAGTCGGCGACACGATGGGGCGTGTGTGTCGCTGGGATTTGGGAGACACAAATTGCGGGATCAACATCGCGACATACACCGACTCGGGCACCGTGTCGAGCGCAAGCACAGTTTCGGCGCGAAAGCGCATGTTCGCTACCGGGCTTTCTGCCGGGCATCCCGACGGGTACTACGAATACGGGTTGGTCGTGTTCACCAGCGGAGACAACAACGGCCTGAAAGGTGAGGTTCACAAATGGTTGACAAGCACAGGCGAAATCGTGCTTCGATTGCCGATGCCGTATGATATCGATGCCGCCGACACCTTTGATATCTACCCCGGATGCGGGAAACTGACAGGGTTCTGCAAAGGCGTAGACGGCGATCAAAACCGACCTTGGGCAAACAACATCGCCGAGTTTGGTGGTTTCCCATTCATCCCCGGCATCGACAAGATGATGCAATACCCGGACGCGAAAACATGATGCTCGAAGGCCCGCAAATCCCGAAATGTTTTTCGTGCGACTCGAAAGGAACTTGGGTCGTCGATACATATGTGTGCCCTCAATGCGGCAAAGCGTTGTCGAACGATCCAAGCGGCGGGCCGATCTTCGATCACGGCATTGTCACGAAACAAATGATCGTCGATTTCGCGATGACCTACATCGGTGTTCCGTATGTGCATCAAGGTCGATCGCGAGCGAACGGCGTTGACTGCATCGGGTTGCTGCGCGAGGTCGCCGAACATTTCAAGTTGAGCAATCACGATTATTTCAACTACGCACCGACACCCGACGGTCGAACACTGATTCGCGAAATGGACAAAGCATTCGGGGTCGATGACGGGTACGACGGCAAACCCAACACCGAACCGTACGAGCCGGGGGATGTGCTGTGTTTCTGGATTCGCAAACGCTCGAAGCCGAAACACGCAGGCATTTTCACGCGTATGCCCGACGGTCGCCCCGGAATCATTCACACTTATTCGACACTGAAATGCGTCACAACGCACGGACTCAACGATTGGTGGCTCGATCGTATTTGCAAGGTCTATCATTGGCCGGGAGTTCTCTAAATGGCAACGATCGCACTCGCAGTAGTGGCAAGTCAAATCAACGGTAGCGCGGCGTTCATCGCGTTCACTACTGCTGCGCTTGCAACTGCGGGCGGCATCATTGACAGCGCGTTCGTGTTCCCTGCGATCTTCGGTACGCCGAACGCGGGCAACATCGAAGGGCCTCGCCTTTCGTCATTGTCCCCGCAAGACTCGTCGGAAGGTGTCGGGTTGAACCGATGCTTCGGGTCGCGTGTGCGCGTCGGCGGCAATGTCATTTGGATGCAAGACCTCGAAGAAGTCGCATCAACTTCGGGCGGTGGTGGGGGTGGCAAGGGCGGCGGCGGCGGTGGGGGTGGCTCGCAAACGACCTACGAATACTACGCGAATGCGATGATCGCGATTTGCGAAGGTGAAATCGAAGGCATCGTCAAAATCTACGCCGACGGAAAAACATTTTTCAACGAAGCCAGCCCCGGAACATTGAGCAACACAAAAACCGCGACCGTGACTGACTTGATTCAAATGGAAGTCGGGTTGCCGAACAACTACTACGGCCCGGTTCAGTTGTACAAAGCAGGTGGCGGGGCGACATTCTTCACCGACCTCGGGTTTGTTGGTTCGGGCGAAGTGACCATCGACGGGTACACCGACACCGACAACAATGCGACGGTCGAAGTGAAAAATGTTCGCGAGAAAATCACCGGCGACGAATCGATCACATTGAAAACAACGCCTTCGGGTGCATCATCACTCGAAGAATCGGTCACGATCACACAAGAAGTCGTGCGGCACCCCTCAACTGTTGATCGCGTTGCGATTTACCCCGGCGCTACGAATGACACGATCGATCCGCTTGTCGAAGGTGCTGAACTCACCGCGAATACACCGCGATTCAAAAATGTCGCGAAGATGGTCGTTGAACGACTCGCGCTTGCGGACTACGGCAACCGTTTGCCTCAGTTCAACTTTGTCGTGAATATGCAAAACCCGACGACCGTTCGTTCGGCGATCGGTGACATCCTCGAACGCGGCGGGTTGAGCGCGGGTGATTATGATGTGACTGGAATCGACGCATCGTACGAACTCACAGGGTATTCAATCGCAGGGTCGAAATCGGTCGCCGCTACACTCGAACCGATCATGCTCGTTTGGAACCTCGCGGTTTATGAGGACAACGGCGTGTTGGTGTTTTACGAACGAGGGAACGAAACAATCCTCAGCGACATTCGCACAGGCGATTGGACAGCGCATGTACACGGGACGCAACCAGAAAAAACGCTTATCATTAGCGAAAAGCCGACATTCGATTTGCCGTCCGAAGTCACCGTCGGGTACATCGACGAAGGATCGCAAGATCAGGTCGGAGAAGCACGCGCACGCCGGATTGATTTCGTTTCGGACATCAACGAAAACATCCGCATCCCGATTGTCATGTCCGCAGGTCTGGCGCGTGCGGTCGCCGAGACTCGTTTGTGGCGTGCCGCCAACGACAAACGAAAAGCATCGTTCAAACTCCCGCCCCGATTCATGCAAGTCACCGAAGGCGATATCGTGCCGACTGAGATCGACGGGGAGACTTACAATGTTCGATTGACACGCGTTTCGCGAGGCAACAACTATTTGATCGATTGCGAAGGCATCGTTCAAGACAACACCGAGTTCGATTTCACGCAAGACGGAGAAGTCATCGGCGACGACACCGATGACGATGTGAACCTGACGAGCGATCTTTTGTTGCTCGTATGGAACTCGGCCCCGTTGTCCGATGAACACATTTTGACCGCTGGATACTATTGGGCGTTCTGCCTTATGTCGCCGACCGCTACATTCTCCGGCGGTTCGTTGTACCGATCGGACACCGACGCGGGCACCTACTCCGTGCTTGATTCAGCGCCAGAAGCGTCGATCTTCTTTTGCGAAACGCAACTCGCCGACACTCCGAACCCGAATCTGATCGACAATATCAATACGCTCGATGTGAACATGGTCAACGGCACCCTTTCGAGCGTGAACGAAATCGATTTGCTCAACGGGGCGAACCGTGCCGTTCTTGAAAACGAGGAAATCATCGGATTTCAAACCGCGACTTCGATCGGTACGAATCGCTATCGTTTGTCTGGGCTTCTTCGAGGTCTGCGGGGCAGCGAACGATTCACATCTACGCACCCAAGCGAAGGTGAACTCGGCGTTGTGCTTGACTCAAGTACAGTCAAATTTCAATCGCACAACCTCGGCGACATCGGTTCGACGAAGTACCACAAACCCGTAGCGGTCGGTCAAGTCGTGGACGATATCGACGAACAAGCATTCACGCTCGCAGGTTGCACGATCAAACCTATGTCGGTCGTCAACATCGAAGCGACCCGCAACGGATCGAACGATGTGACGCTGACTTGGGATCGACGCTCGCGAGCGTTGTACCGTGAACTCACCGCTACGATCCCGCCTCCGCTTGTCGATGGTGTAGAATCGTACGAAATTGATTTGCTGAACCCCGCAGGGTCAGAAGTCATTCAAACATTCTCAGTCAGCGCCGAAACAGCAACAATCACAAACGCAGAGATCGTCGCCGCCGGGTACGGCTCTGGCGACCCGATCAAAGTAGAAGTATTTCAAACCTCCCCGACCGTTGGCCGAGGAATAGTCAAGGAAGCGACGGTATAAAATGGCCGACACACTAACACCAACTCTTTCGTTGACTGATCTTGTGGAAGCGCAAGCGGGCGCTGCTGCACGCATGAACAAAAACATGCGCATCATGGAGGCGATGATAAATCTTGCGATCATCGACCGCGATTTGTCTACACCTCCCGGATCGCCTGCCGACGGTGCTTGCTATCTCGTCGCGTCAGGCGGCACAGGCGACTGGTCGGGTCAAGACGGCGACATCGCGATTTACTCGACAACCCTCGGTTGGATGTTTCAAACGCCAGTAGAGGGCGTTGTAGGGCGTGTGCTGGACGAAAACATTCGGATCGAATACGACGGCAGCGCATGGCAGACGATTTTGACCGGCGCGAGCGCTAAACAGGCAGTCGTTCGACTCGATTCTCCCGCAAACGGGGATCAAGTGCCGTTGTTGTACACGGTCAAAGCGATCACGATTAGCAGCATCATTTCAGTCGTCGAAGGCGGCACCCCGTCGTGTACATGGAACATCATGCACAACGCGACACGCAACGCTGCGGGGACTCAAGTATTCACTTCTGACCCGACAACAACTTCGAAAACAACCGGCGAAGTTGATACCGGAGGATTCAACGACGAAACGATCCCGGCGGGGCGCTATGTGTGGGCAGAAATCGAATCAGCGCCGACCGATTGCGATGCGATCGAATGGTATGTGTTTTACTCGGAGGATGAGGACTGATGCCTGTACCGATTACAGCAACCCCAATCAACCCAAGCGAAGATTCATACATTCGTCAGGCGGCACCAACCACGAATTACGGCGGTTCAACAACGCTGCGCATCGGGCTGATGACCGGTAAAGCAACGGACGATCGACGGGCGATTTTGGAATTTGATTTGTCGTCGTATTTGTCAAACAAATCGCACGAACTGATGACGCTCGGAGAACTTGTAGTCTATGGCGGCTCTGTGCCGCTCGGTATGGGTACAGTTTACCTTCGCAAACTGACGCAAGACTTTGACCCCGCATCGGTCACTTGGACCGAATACGAAACAGGCAATTCTTGGGCAACAAGCGGCGGCGATCACGACGGATCAACCGATACGATTGTGCCAACTTCAAGCGGGGAAATCCGATTGAACATCACCGACTATATTCGAGATGCAATGAAAAACGAGGGAGGCATTCTTCGATTGATTATCATGGGCGTAGACTCCCCGCTAAGTCAGGATTGGTTCATCTCGTCACTCAATCATGCGACCGTATCGGAACGACCGACGATCGAGATTCAATACCTCGAAGGTGGGCGGCGGCGAAAGGGGAATTCTCGTGTCTGAGTTCGATTGCAAAACTTGCGGGGCGTGTTGTCAACACTGCGTTGTGCCGCCTTTCTCCCCCGAAGAACTCGACGCTGTGGATTCAGCGCTCGCTGATCCGATACGAAAGGTTTGGTCGCACGCCGCGAACCCGAAAGTGAATTTTTGGGAACAACTCGGCACCCGCGTTTGTTCGTGGTTCAACGCAAACACAGGCGAATGCTCGCACTACGATATTCGACCGAAAGAATGTCGCGACTTCGAGAACGGAAGCGACGATTGCGTTTCGCTGCGTCGTCGAATGAAAATCGATTCACTGGTAGCCCTTACGATCAACGGAGAATGAATCATGTCTGAACTCACACGAAACGCTCCGATTGTATTCGATATGTTGATTCGTTCCGCGCCGAGTGACGACGACAACTACGCGAACCAAAACACGATTGCGCTGAACAATGTTGCCAAATTCGGCACTGTTTCGCGTGCCGTGCTTCGCTTTCGCAAACCTTCACGCCTTCGCGCCGGCGCTGCGATCTCTGCGGCGAATCTGACCATCAACACGACCGTCGGGCTTGGGATATCCCCGCCCGATATTCGTATCGCCCCGATGAAACATCGTCGAATGACGATCGATGCAACATGGAACAATGCCGACGGCACGAACGCATGGGATTTGGTCGGCGGCGATTACGATTTGGGTGTGGCGCATCAAGAGGCAGGCCCCAGCACATCGGGCGATAAGACTTACGATATCGCGTCGGTGGTTGAGGCAGCGGTTATGATGAGTCCGAACAGCGAGTACATCGATTTGATTATTCGAGCGGCAAGCGAAATCGGTTCGTTCTCTTGGACATTCAACGCACTGCACGAAGCAAGCGGGGCCGACGGAGATGAGCCGTCACTCGAAATCACTTTCGACGACGACCCGCCTTCTGCTGGCGAGGGCGGGTCTGTTTCTCTCGCGCCGAACGCTCTCGGGCTTCGCGTTTGATTCGTCGTTGTTCTTTGCGTTCTGCCTTCGCGATCAACTCGGCTTCTTCCTCGGCTTTGTCGATCGGTTTGCGATCGATCACGAACTGTTTGATTTGTTCTTTGTGTCCGTCGTACATGCCCAATCTCCATGCGATCAACCCGATCGCATCGGCGGCATCGAATCCGGGGTCGTTGTCGATCGAGTATTCAGGGCACACGCGAGGTAGGTACAACGCGCGATGCTTTTTCGACTTGCACACGCCGCCGTCGAGTCGCGACCATGTTGAAACATCGACGAACTCCAACGACGCGTAGTTGCGTTCGTGCAGCACGCACGCCATAGCGCCGACCGCCATACCCAACGCGATCAAACTGCCTGATCGTTGTTTCGTTTGATTGCCCGGCAGTTCAAGGATTGCGTGTGTCTCGCTTTTCGGAGCGAACCCCAACATGCGAGTGAGTTCGGATTGAACCGAATCACGCAATTTGAGAATTCTTATTTCGGCGCTATCGCCCGACTTTGCCTTCACAACGCGGTAGTCAACGAGCTTTCGACGATGAAAGAGGGAAAGCCCGACCGAAATTGATCCGGGGTCGATGCCCACCCAAAAACCCTGTGCGACTTGACTTGACAAACATATCATGGTTTCATATTGTCCCTTCGACGCATCGCGACAACGTAAACCCCGAACGGAGGAATACATGACAAGCGTATCAAGTGGTCAGGACGAATTCAAGCAGGCAGCGGTTCATATCGAAAATGCCTTCAACAACATTCGCATCGCCCCGCGAATGGATCACAGCAAAATGAATCAAGGGCAACTCATGGCCGAGTTGCGATACGCGATCGATTTGAAAGAAGCGATCGAAGCGAAATCGAAACTCGTCGATAAACAAATCGCGAAGATGAAGGAACGGATCATCGACCTTTCACAGATTGAAGGTACGAACAAATTCACAAGCGATCGACTCACGGTTTCAGTGTCCGAACGCGACACCGTGAAGATGACGGGCGATTGGGCAGAAATTCAGGCGTACCTTCTCGAACACAATATGGGATATGTTGTGCAGCGCCGGATCACCGAAGGCAAACTCGCCGATGCGTTCTACGACGGATCGCTGCGATTGCCTGACGGCCTCGATCTCGATACAATCCGAATCACGCGACAGACCCGCAAGGGCTGAACGAATCACGCCGGTGTGTTCCGGCATGTCGGGGATCAAACCCCAAGGTTATTGTTTACTTGAACGGAGAAATAGCAAATGGCAAAGAAAGCAGAATCAACGACAGATATCACGGTCGCACGCGACGCGGGCGCAATGCCTGCTCACCTTGCGAAACAAGAAGGCGAAGCACGGTTGGGTACAGCCGTCGCGTCGAAGTACCAAACGATCAATCGATTGACGATCGTTCAATCTCAAGCGAAGAAGGAGAAGCGCGAGAAATTTGAAGTCGGGGCTATGGCCCTGTTCCCCGATGAAGTCGAGGTGTGTGCGCCGAACGAAGAAGTTGTCGTCATCCCGCTGTTGTTTTACCCGACATGGGAAAAGTGGAGCGACTACAACGACGACGATTCGCCGACCGTCATCGAAACCGAGTACGACGAACACAGCGATATCGCTCGCCGCTCAAAGACGAAAGAGACTCGCACCGAGCGCTACGGCGACCCTGAAAACAACTGGAAGTATTCGTACATCGAATCACTCAACTGTGCCGTAGTCATCGACTCCGGCCCTGCGAAGGGTGAGATTGCTATTCTCTCCCTCAACAAATCGCAGCACTATGTCGGGCGCAAACTCGCACGCATGGTCGCTCGAACCGACGCGGACATCTTCGGTCGGCGCATCGCGTTGTCGATCACGGATGAAACCGACGGCAAGAACGACTGGCACGGTTTCCGGCTCAACAACCCGTCCGAAAAAATGGGCGGTGCGTGGACGACAGCCGAGCAATACGAGCAGTTGAAAGCGATGCACCTTGAAACTCAGGCCGCGTACGATGCACGAATGATCGTCATCAACCGCGACGACGAGAATGAAAACTCCGGCGCTGGTGCGGGCGCTGGTGGATACGATGAGGGCGACCTTCCTCCCGTCTAAAATCGGCGGCGAGCAACAATGCTCGTCGTGTCATGCTCTCAAGTTTCGTATTGAACTCACCTGATGGTGTATGACTCAATCGCAAGTAGAGCATGACACGACGATCATCGTCGGAGGAATCCCCCATGCCTGAAATCAAACTGTTCGACCACCAACAACGGGCGGTCGAAACTTCACGCACGCACAATCGATTCGGGTTCTTTTGGAAACCCGGCACAGGCAAAACGATCGCGATGCTCGCGATATGCAAAGAACGGCCCAAGCGCACGCTTGTCATTGCAACGAAATCGATCGTTGAAACCGCGTGGATCAAAGACGGTCAGTTGATGGGCGTTCCCGTCGTGTCAGGCATGGCGACGAAAATGAAGCGACGAAAGATTTTGCAAAACGAATCAATCGAAGTCGTCGCGATCAACTACGATCAGTTTCGCATCGAACACAAGTTCATCGCCGAGTGCGGTTTCGAGCGTTTCATTTTCGATGAATCGTCGATGCTCAAAAACAACAAATCGAAAACCTTCGAGGCCGCCGCATATTGCTCATGGCGCACGCCGAACATCGAATGCTATTTGCTCACCGGAACCCCTGCGCCGAACTCACCTATCGAGGTGTGGTCGCAGTTGTACCTTATCAACCGAAAAGCGGCGGGCGGTACATTCTGGAAGTTCGCGCATCACTTTTTCAACCCGATCAAACAAACGATTCGCGTGAAAGGCGGGAAAACGAAAACCGTCACCAAAGGTTGGGAGTTCAAGCACCCCGGCGCACAATCGGCGTTCGAGGCCCATTTGCGATTGCACTCCGAAGCGTTGTTGAAAAAGGATTGCGTTGATCTTCCTGAATTTGTCGATGCGTTGATCTATGTTGACCTCGGGAAAAACGAACGCAACGCCTACGAGTCGATGCGGGACGACACGATCTTGTCATTCCTCAAAGACCCGAGCGCCCCCGTATCGATGACGAACCTCACGCTTGAGAATGTGAACGCTCAGGGCGCGACGATGAAACTGCGCCAACTCACCGGCGGGACGGTTCACACGAAAACCGGCGTTCAAGCGGTCGGCACAAGCAAACTCGACGCTCTTTCGGCTTGGCTCGACGAAGTAGGCCCCGATGAGCATGTTCTGATCTGGGCAGAATTCACAGCAGAAATCAACGCGATCGCGAACATGCTCGCCGCACGCGGGGAGCGATGCGATATAATCGACGGACGCACAAAGGGCGGCGTTGCACCGATCATTGAACGGTTCCAATCGGGACGAACGAAACGAATCATCGCGCACCCGCAATCAGCGGGGCACGGCACCGACGGGTTGCAACGCGTTTGCCAGTACGCCGTTTTCTATTCGATGTCATGGTCATCGGAATATCACGAACAGGCCCGCGACCGCTTGCATCGCAATGGGCAGGAAGGATCAGTCACATTCGTTTACCTCGTCGTGCAAGACACAATCGACGAGTCCGTGTACGCGACGGTCACGGGTAAAATGTCCGGTCAAGAAGCCCTCTTGATGGAACTCAGTCGCAACAGAAAATGATTCATGCACAAGACGATAAACCAGCAAGGACGCATTCACGATGCCGGAACAACCATATGATCCAAACCATGATTTGAACTACGAAGAAATTGAACGCTTTCTAAAAATCGCGTACGAACCGCACGACTGGATCGAGTTTCGAGCGATCCGGCTCGATCAACAAAAAGGAACGCGATCGTGCTACATCGATGTTGCTCGATTCCTGAACAACGATGTGCCCGCGACGATCAAACAATGGCTCGCGACGAATCATTGCGATCGCTACCTCGGCATGTACATCGGCGCGAACCCTCGCAAACCTCGCGGGTCGTACGGCCCGAACCGATCATCGAATGTTGATGATGTTTCGACTTTCCGTTGTGCGTTTACTGACCTCGACAACTGCAACCCGAACGACGCGGTTGATCTGTACAAATCTGCGGGGCTGCCTGAACCGACGATGATCGTGCATTCGGGTCGTGCAACCGGCACGCATTTGTATTGGCGATTCGATGTTGAAATGGACGCTGAAACATGGGAAGGCGTTCAGCGAGCGATTCAGAAACGACTCAACGGCGACGCGATGAAAGACCCGCCTCGCGTCATGCGCTTGCCCGGCTCGTACAACTTCAAACGCAAGAACAACGCACGCATCCTACGCGAAGGCCCGACCTATTCCGATTTCTCTTTGCTCGGATTGTCTGCCGACGAAATGATCCCGCCGACATTCGCTTCGCCCGCCCCCGGAGTTGAAGCGGACGAACGCAACCTCAACTACTCGACGCGCCGATACATGGCCGAGCATGTACCCGAAGGCGGCAACGAACATTTCGACGGTCGCAACAACGCGGTGTTCTCCGCTGCGTGCGATTTCATCGCGAACGGGTTCACATTCGAGGACACTTGCGATCGATTGATGCCGCTCGCGGTTGATCGTGACGGGTTGCCCGAATACGAAGCGAAACGCGCGATCGCGAACGCGGTCAACCGCAACCCGACCCGCACATTGTTGATCGGTGTGAACGGCATCGATGAAACATGGTCGAAATACATGGAGCGCCCGCAGTTTGAAAATCGAGGGCCGGTTGATCCTGAAACCGTCCCCGAAGATTTCGATTCAATCGGTGATATGCAACGCACGGTTCGACCTGCGACCGATGAAGAAATGACGCAGATCGGAATCATGCGAGGGGATATCGAACTCCCGACATTCGAGAACGAAACAACAGGCGAAGCAATCGAAATCGATGACGACGACGCATCACCTGAAACGATCGCGATGAACGAGTTGTCCAACGAGGAAGCCGAGCGCCTGCGATACGAACAAGAACTCGCGGACATTGAACAGTTTGAACTCAGTGCCCCGCCGCTTGTGTGCAACTACAAAGACGGTATCGTCGAACCCGAACCCGGATCGAAAGGCAAAGCCCAGCGCGTCAAGTTGTACCGATCAGCGCATCAAATCATCGACGACATTCAAGACGGTTTCAGTGGGTGGCCCAAGTACGCGCCGGGCATGGGATTGTTCGGGTATCGCCCGTTCGGTGAATCCGATGAAATCGTGTACGGGTTGCCTACGCCCGCGTCATTCTTCGCGTTCCTGAAATGTGTCGGGCAAGTTCGTTGGACAAACGAGCCGACCCTGTTTCAACAACAAACAGTGAATCGCGAGTTGCGTCCGCTCAAAGAGGCCGAATGCTTTGAACTCATAAAAGAGCGCTGCCCGAATCGATATCGTGGGTTCTGTCAAACGCCGCATTCGCCGCCGATCGAAGGGTTCTACTACCCGAAATACGAACTGCCGGAACCGTCGAACGGGTTCGAGTGTTTGAATCGATTCACCAACGCGTTGAACCCGGAAACTGAAACCGACAAACTGTTGCTTCTTTCGGCGCTGCTCACCCCTGCGTGGGGTGGGCCTCCCGGCGCTCGACCGCTATTTGTGCTTGCATCGGATCACGGTCAGGGTGCAGGCAAAACCGAAACGGTGAAAGCGATCAGTTCGATTTGGGGCGGGTACTACCCGCTGTCGATGGAAAAGACTTGGGCCGACAACGCGAAAGCGATGATGTCGTCCGATGATTGGTTGACACGCTGCTGTTTGTGGGACAATGTGAAAGGTCGATTCAGTTCAGGCGAAATCGAAGGTGCCGTCACCAGTGAAATGATTCAAGGGCACCGGATGTATGTCGGCACAGTGAAGCGATACAACGACGCGACCTTCTTCGTGACATTGAACAACCCGGATATGTCTCGCGACCTTGCACAACGCGCCGTCGTCATCAAACTCGGAGCGCCGAAGCCCGGCAACTTCACCGATTGGTGGCGTGCGTTCCTCGGGGAGAACCGACGACAGATCATCGCCGACGCGATCGCGATGTTGCAACGCGAAGGTGAATCGTTCGACTTCTCCAAGTTCCCCGATCGTTGGCGTGCATGGCAACGCGGTGTCCTCGCGAAGATTCCGAACATCGATCTCGACAAGGTTATGAAAACGACTCGCGACCGTCGCGAGGAAGTCGATTCGGAAACCGACGAGGGCGAACAAATCATTCGTGCAATCGGTTCGTACTTGCGAGCGAAGGGCGACACGCAATGCGCCGAACAGGTCGTGAGTTTGATCCAGTTGTCCGAAGCCCTCGAAGCGGGCGGGTTGTGGAAGGTCGATTCAAAGATCACCCCCGCACAGGACGCACGCAAACTCGCGTCATTCATCACGCGACGATGCGCCGCCCTCGGGGTCATCGCTCGCGACGGGCGAAACTATGTCGGGGTCAACGATCGAGGCGAACCGATCACGCAACGCGCCGAAGAACAAACGCGACGATCCCCGAAATGGGTTTTTGACTGGCACACCGCCAAGACGAGATTCGGGAACGATTTCGCTCTCGGTGTGTTTACCTCGTCCGAGGCCCCTTTGACACCTGACGCTATTTCGGCGCAAGATGCCGACGACCTCGGCGACCTCCCTGTTTGAATCGTTGAGCGCTCCTTGTGGCTCGACTTGTGCGACCCCCCGACCTCGTTGGTCGGGGGGTTTTTCTTTCACGCAAGGGCACGCTCAGGCGAGCGCTCAGGGCGACCGCGACCCTTCAACGCGTCATCACACACCCGCGACCCCCAACGCGGGAGAATCGATTCAGGGCGATTTGACGACAAACACGAACACAACGCAAACATTTGGGAACGCCCAAAAGCGCCGGGAACGCCCACTCGAATCGCCAATTTTCCGAGTGGGCGTTCCCGTAAGTTGTTGCTATTATTCGGTTTACACCTCTACTTTTTAGGGAACATCAAGGAACATCAAGAAAAGAAAAGTATAAGGGGTGAACGAAAAATGATGCAATAGCGCCAAGGGGCTGGTAGGAGTTCCCTGTCAGGGTGGGGGGTCAAAGGAGTTTGTGCAAGGTGGGCGTTCCCGGCGTTCCCGGCGTTCCCGTTGTCGTAAGTCGCGAGCGTAGCGATACATACGCCGATTGTGTGTGGGCGTTCCCGGATTATTCGTGGGCGTTCGTGGGCGTTCCCGCGCAATCGAATGCAAAAATCGAGTTCGTGCCTTGTTCGTTTGTTCGTTGGCCGCGAAGATTTCAGTTTCGACTTGACCCGTTCGTCAACTTCTCGTAGTGTGAACCTCACCTCGGAGATTCATCATGTCGCACCCAGCAGATCCGCTTCTCGTCGAGAACGGGAAGTCCAGCGCCGAAACAAGCATCGAAGTCCTTATGCGTGCCTTATCCGACATTAGCGACCCGTTCGCGGCGTTAGATTTTCTTGCGAATGTGCGAACATGGGTGAACAAAGAGGAAGCATCGATTCGTCAACACGAAATCAACCCAAACGAGGAATGAACTATGAAACTTGCCGCACTTGCCGTACTGCTTGCCACCGCAATGCAACCCACTGAACCCGCACCCGTCGTCGATGATGTTGCGCCGATGACTGTTGAGCGCACCGACCTGTTCACGATCCGCGTCGAAGGTGTCACCTACGCATCGATTACTCCGCGACCTGAATACGCGACGATCGGCACGCAAATGATGGCTGACTATCTCGCGTTCAACGATACCGGCGTTGTTGAATGGCGCATCAAACCGGATATCGAATATCGTGTGGTGATGACCAACAACGAAAACGATCCGGCTCGTCGCGAAGTCGCCGTCGTTTCGATGCGCGAAGATCACCTTCTGCAATACGCGTTGTGGGAAATCTACGATAAGCGACGGTACATCATCGAAGAACTGCAACCGGATTTTTTCGAGATTCACGACGCGATGAAAGCATTGCGAGACGGCGGGCACATCGATCAAACAATGCGGGCGACACCATGAGCGAACTTACATCTGAAACACTTCACATCATCAATGCCGGCTTGAAAAAAGGCCTCGATATCAGCGCAGCAAAAGACGAAAGTGAATCCGAACGCGCATGGATGAAAGCTCGCGAGTTGATGATTCAACACGAATTGAAAGTCGAATGTCTAGTCGGCACCGAAACCGTAAACGATGAAGCTAATGCGTCGTCATACGAACTCGCAGAAAACAGACGAATGCCGTTCGGCAAATACTCAGGGAAAACGCTTCTTTACATTGCTCAAAATGATTTTCCGTACCTCGAATGGTTGGCTGACGAGGCCGACATTCGCGACAACGGACTGTTTACTGACATCATGTTGTTGAGGACGCGAGGATGAACGACCCAATCCCGCAGATCGATTGGGACAACGACCCACGAATCGAAGATCGACACGAAATCCCTTGCAAATCATTGCCGCCTCTTGTGTACTTTCGCGCCGTTGTCGGCGACAAAGACAACGCAGCGCAATCGGTGCATCGATTGTTGTGCGTGTTTCAAGATCGCGTCAAAGTCGTCGAAACGGTTTGGATGACCGAAACAAAAGACCCCAACGAAAATACGGGGCTTGATTCGGCTATTTTCAAACTGCATCAAGCATGGAAAAGGTTTCAAGAAAATCGATTGTCTTGATTGACAAGTCAAGTAGCGTTGAATATCATTCACGCAGCAATCGGAGGAACCAATGCACCAAAACGACTACGCACCAACGGAACAAGAACTCGCAGAAATCGAAGCGAGCGCCCCGCCAAAACTCGAACTGACCAACGAACAGAAAACCGCCGTCGCCCGAATCCGTGCATGGTTCGGCGAGATAAGCGGCCCCGGCGAAATGAGCATGGGCGGGTTCGCGGGGTCAGGCAAAACGACCGTGATTTCTGAACTGCCGATGATGCTCGGATTTGAACCCGATGTACTCGCCCCGACAGGGAAAGCGACGCAGGTATTGAATCGCAAAGGGATCGCTGCCGAAACGGTGCATTCGTATTTGTACGATTTCCGAGGCAAGACGAAGTTCGAGGACAATCGTGGCGATCGTCGAACGGTGATGAACTTCGACGCGAAAGAACAGCGTATGGGCGAATCTGATTTGGTCATCATCGATGAATCGTCGATGGTCAATCAACAAATGGCGAACGACATTCGCGATACCGTGATTCATTCCGGTCGCGCAAAGGTGTTGTGGGTCGGCGATCACGGTCAGTTGGAACCCGTCGGCAAAAACCCCGGCATCATGGATCGACCCGATATCGTACTCAACACGATCATGCGCCAAGCGCAAGGGAACCCGATCATCGCATTCGCTCACGCGGTACGAACGCAGGGCGCACACCCATCGAACTATTTGAACCTCGCCGACGGGGAGCGATTGAAGATCGGCGGCAAGACCCCGACCCCGCGTTTGTGTGAATACGCAGACGAAAACGGGATCGATCAAATCATCGTCCCGTTTCATCGCATTCGACATTCGATCAACAAAGAAATGCGCCGTCGTCGTGGTTTCAGCAAGGTCACGCTCGCGAAGGGCGAAAAAGTTGTCGTGAAGTTGAACAACCGAAAGCAGCACCTTTGCAACGGGATGCAGTTCGAGATCATCACCGACCCAACACCCGATTTTGGTTTCAATCAACAAATGGGCAAAGAAATGAAGTTCCGCGCGTCGATCAAATCGCTCGACGACGGGCGTGTGTGGGAGGATATGAACCTGTTCCTACCTGACCCCGACGGGGACGCATACGACGAATGCTTCAAACAAGATAATGTCGCGATCGATTACGCGTACGCGATTACATGCCATGTAGCGCAGGGCAGCGAGTGGGACAAAGTTCTCGTCGCGTACGCTCCTTGTCGTGCATGGAACGATGAACGGTGGTTGTACACCGCCGCAACCCGAGCCGCCGAACACTTGACCGTTGTTCGTGCATAACCCGATTCACGAAAGGAATCAAACACAATGCCACTTCCTCGCACATTCAAAATCGACAACGAAATCACGATTCAGCATCGCGTCGATCACACGCACGGTTGGACTGATGTAGCAACCGCCGACGATGTGAAGTCGGCCCGCGAGTGGATCGAGAACAACCCCGGCAACCCTGACGGCGAATATCGCATGATGAAGGTGTCGTGTTCGGTCAAGATCACTTCGACAATGAAGCGCGTCGCGATCGTTGACGGTGTTGAAGAAACTTCAGCGCCAACCGAACAATCATGCGAATCAACAGACGACGGATCGGAACCCGATTCGACCGATGATTGATACATGGCTGCCCCACTGAAAACACCACACAACGCACCCCTGCGTGTGAAAATCACGCAGGAGTGGATTGACAAAGCGATCCTGTACGCTGCACGCTTTGCGCGTGTCAGCAAGCACGACGATCGAGTGTACGATATCGCAATGGAAGCGCTGATTCGATGTTCACAAACCTACAACGAAGATTGGGGGGATTTCATTCAAAACCCATTTGATTCGCAAAGTGAATCGATTGAGTATCGCCAGCATCGAGAAAAAGAACCGCGACGCGAACAATCGGCAACAGGTGTTGGTGCTTCGTCAAGCGAATCGAAACAGTCGCAAGATGAACGAGGCGATGATCGGTTGTGAATCACGCGACGAGTACGACATTTTGAAACGGGAAGTCGGTCACAAAGAAAAACAAATCATCGAATTATCGATGCGAGGTTGGAAACGAAAAGCAATAGCGGAGGAACTCGGCATGAGCATCGAAGGCGTGAGGGTATACGAAAAACGAATCGTCAAACGACGGTACGATTGTCACAAAACACCCTGCGATGATCGATCGTTGATCGAGATGCACAAAACAAGAAACAAAACAGCCCGGAAAACATACGCATGATTCAATCCGCGATCGATCAATTGGCCCCCGTTCGAGTTGTTCGGTCGTTGGCAGAGTTGCCCGACCCGAAATCAATCGGCCAACTATTCGCGGACGCTGAAACCATTTCAAACGACAAGAAACGAGGCGGCAACAAACCGTACCTCGGCGATCGTGCCGTCGGTTGGGGCTTGTGTTTCGACGATAATCCGATGGGGTTCTATGTCCCGTTGCGGCACAAGCCCGTTGCGAACAATCTGTTTGCGGGCGACAACATCAACATCGATATCGATCAGTTCCGGGGGTGGATGAACGCGGCGATGAAAGCGTGCGATCAGTGGGTGAATCACAATGTAAAGTTCGATGCGCATTTCTGCGAGGTTGACGGCATCGAATCCGCGAATCGAATGATCGACACGCTCACGCTCGCGAAGGTCGTCGATGGTCAGCGACGAGATCAGGAATACGGCCTGAAATCGATCACGAAACATTGGCTCGGCGAAAACACCGGCGCACGCGACGCGGTTGACGACGAGTTGAAGCGAATGAAAACGAAGGATTTCGGGCAAGTCGATACGGGCATCCTCGGCCTGTACGCGGTTGACGATGTTCATCGCAATCGCAGGTTGTGGGCAGAGATTCAGCGCCGGCGCTACGAGGGCGACGAAAAGATTTGGGAAATCGAAATCGGTTGCACGCGAGCGCTATTCAACATGGAACGCCGACCGATGTATGTTGATCGGGAAATCCTCGGCGATTATCGCACACGCTATTCGATGGAAATCGATCAATGCGAAGATGAAATCATCAAGTTGGGATATTCAACGGATGTTCTCAAAGGCAAGGCGTTGAAAGATTTCGTGTTCAAACATTTGAAACTCCCGATCGTCGCGTACACCGATCGCGGGCAACCGTCAATCAACGGCGACGCGATCGAAGTCTATTTGTGCCATGAAAAGGTGATTCACGACGCGAAGTTGGTGAAGTTTTTTCAAGTCCTCGCGGTGCATCGCGAGCGAAGCCAGTTCATTTCGTTGTACGCGAACGGGTGGGAAAAGTGGATGGACAGCGAAGGGCGTTTGCATCCGTTCTACAATCAGACCGTCGCGACGGGTCGAATGAGTTGCAAGCAACCGAACTTCCAACAACTCGACAGCGACGCGAAAATGTGCATCAAACCGCCGCCGGGCAAAGCGTTCATGTCCCGCGATTATTCGCAGATCGAATATCGTGTCATCGCTTCAATGTGTCGCGACGAACGAATGATCGCGGCGTATCGCGACAACCCCGACACAGATTTTCACCAGTTCGTCGCCGACCTTTGCGGCATCGAACGCAAGCCCGCGAAGTCGGTCAACTTCGGCATCGCGTTCTCGATGGGCCTCGGCGGGTTGATTCGTCAGTTGCGTGCGTCGCTCGGCAATGTCACCGAAGAACAAGCACAGGAAGTTCTCGACGGGTACAACGAACGATTCCCGCGAGTGCAGCGAGTATCAAAGGCGATCGTTCAAGTCGCACGCAATCGAGCGATGAACAAAGACGGCGAATGGGGGTTCATCAAAACCTTGTACGGTCGTCGTCGATACTTGCAGTTCCGCAAGTTCCGAAAGACAAAGAGCGAGCGCAAGAAATTTCCCGATCATACTCGGCTTGCGTTCAACTCGTCGGTGCAGGGCACCGCTGCCGACATTATGAAAGAGGCGTTGGTGAAAATGGATCAAAACGAGTTCCTTGCTGCGAACGATGTTCATTCCGCCGGTGTGATTCACGACGATTTCGTCGGTGTAGGAGACAACGAAGCGACGCAAGACCCACAAGTCATTGCAGAATATGAACGCGTCATGTGTACGCCGTCGGTCGATCTCGGGTTGCCGTTGATCGCAGCGGGCGGGCAATCGAACAAAAACTTGAAAGAGGCAGGATGAAACACGATTGGACTCCCGAATCAAAGTGTCGTCGATGTGGCGAACACAAGTCGAAGCGCAACGGAAACGCAAAGTGTTCCCCGAAACGCAAACCCAAGAAAGGACAACGACAACATGACAACAACAATCATTGAACGCCGCGATGTTTTAGATTGTGCGTTCGTCGAACTGCTCAATCACGATTTCGATGACAACGCAGTACGCGACGCGGCGAGGATATCGCATGATGCGTGCGCGAAGTCTGCGAAGCCGACGCTTATCAAATACCTCGCGAAGAATCATCATTTCACACCTTTCGGTCATGTTCGATATTTCGGCGACTTCCCGATCATCGACGATGACAAATGGATCGATTGGCTCGCATCAAAGAAACCCGGATGGAATGTTCGGCGCATCGACAACGGCAGCGGACAGCGGGTGTATCGCATCGAGGGGAGTTTGTACAACTGGCTCGGTATGCCCTCAGACCTCCCTCCGTTGATCCGTAGGGAACGCGAAGGCGTTTATGCGTCACTGATCGCAAACGGGTGCGGGGACACGGTACGGTCGTTCCTCGACGACGCTACATACGCGCAGGTCGCATCGACGCAACCGCTGTATCCGATCGAACGAAGCGAGGACTACATCACCTTTCGGGTGTTTGCGCCGAAATTCGTCCTCGCTCAGATGATGCGGTCGAATCACGAAATCGTGTACAACGAAATCAGTCGGCGCTATGTCAAATCGTACCCGAAGTTTCATTCGCCCGATGTGTGGCGAAGCGCCCCCGAAGGCAACATCAAACAAGGCAGCGGAAGCGACGAGATTCGCACATTTTCAACCGAAGCGATCAACGAATGGATCGAAGAACGCGGGGCGTTCCCGTTCGCGGTCGATATCAAAACGGCATACGCGGATTGGATTCAAACAGCGGGCGAACTGTATTCGTTGTTGATCGATTCAAATGTCGCCCCTGAGCAAGCGCGGATGGTGTGCCCGTTCTCGTTCTACTCCGAGGTGTGGATGACGCTTTCGCTCGACGCGTTGCGCCGAATCACTGGATTGCGATCGAATCGCGGCGACAAGAATCACGCACAAAAGGAAATCGAGGCGTTCAGTCGTGCGATGGAACAAATCATGTTCACTGAGTTCAAGGACGAAGGGATCGGCGATGCAGAATAAAACTCAAAACATTGTTGGTTCAAGAAAACTCGTCGAGAGCGAAGTCGCTCGGATCATGCGAGAATACGGCATCACGACAGAGGAGGCCGAAATCGCTGCCGAACGACAGAAGGTGTACGGCGACCCGAAGATCAATCACGACGGTATCGCTCAGGCGTGGGCAGGTCTGTTGCAACCGTTCGCGTTGCATATCGCCGAAATGAAACCGATCCCGCCTCACCTCGTCGCTTTGATGATGGCTGCGCTGAAAATGAATCGAATGCGCATGATATTTCACGACGACAACTTCGACGATTTGAATGTGTACATGGCGTTCGCGCGTGCATGGCAAAAAACAGACGCGAGCCAAACCGTAGTGATTGGCCCGCGTCCGTCGCCGACTGCTCGACTTGTGATTCGGTGGGAGGAACCCGATTCAATGACTCAATAGGTCGCGGGTATTTGATTCAGCATCGAGTGAACGAACATCATAACGAGCAAGCCGAGGGAAACCCCGATAGCGAACGCTTTCCAGTTTCGTGCGATGTACTTTTTCATTCCTTGTTCCTTTGTTTCGGCGCTCGCTCGATTCGATCACCTCGATCGCGTCGGCGATGTCGCCCAGTAGGTCGCTTGACATTGTGCAATCCTTTCATCGTGGGTTTTATGTGCCGGGCCTGAATCATTCTTGCGTCATTGCATCGCGTATACCTTCGGACGCATCCCCGAGGTCTTTGGCAAACCCAGATACGGTCGAACACCCCGACACGACGACAAGCAGCGCCCCGAGTGACAGGCCCACAGCGAGGGCGATTGCGTTGCGTTTGATTCGTTGATTCATTGATTGATCCTTTCGTTTCGAGTTCGCGACGGGACACCCCCGAGGCGTGCGAACTTGATCGACAGGTCAATATGACGGGTTGAGCGCCGAACAAAATTTCATTGAAAATCGTTCAGGATTTGCAGGAATCGACGAAAATGAAAAAGGTGTCGTTTTTCTTGATTGACTTGATTGACAAGTCAAGTTGATCGATGTACTATTCATCAACACAACGATTCAATCACAAGGAGAATCAAATGACAAACGCAACCGCATCATTCGACGATATGACGACCGTGACCATGAAGAACGGCAACAAAGCATTGGCCGAAGCAGCACAGGCGAAACAAGAAAAGCTCCCGCACACGACGAACCTCAAAGGTCGCGAGGTCATCGGCAAGCACTGGTCAGGCGATCCGATCTTCAAACCGCAGGTCGGCGATGCGTGTACGAAATACATCGGCAGCGATCGATACGCAGGCACGATCGTAGCGGTCAGCAAATCAGGCAAGCGCGTGACTTGGCGACAGGACGAAACGATCCCCGCAGAAGGACACGAAGGCCCGTTCGGCCGTCAACGCTACGACTACCTCCCGGTCGAGAACGGGTACACGATGGAATTCTCACTTCGCAAATCGGGATCGTGGCGCGTCGTCGGTGAATCCGATCGCAACGGGTACGGCCTTCGCATGGGCGAGCGCGACACATATCGCGACCCTCATTTCTAATCCCCTCCACTACGAGTCCCCTTCGTCGAAAGGCGAGCGGGGATCATTTCACAAGTCAGTTCATCAAGGAGACAACAATGTCGAGACACAACAAATCAAACGAGCGGCCTTGCAATACGATCATCGTCAACGGGGATCGACCCGGATCGAAGAAGTTTTCACAGATCGAAGAAGGTCAAGCGATCATCAAAACGAACCCGTCGAATCGCGAGAATCCGTGCGTGTATTTCAAGCACAGTTCAACGCACGCGATTCATCAGCAGGGCAACGGATCAATGCAGCGATTCGACCCCGATTCGTATGTGATCCCTGTTCGGGTCGTCGAAACACATATCAAAGTCCCTCGCACATATTGAGATCAACCATGCACACGCACCCGGAACAAACACGCGACGAGATTTTCGTCGGGAACACCGACAGCCCCGCGATGCCTTCGCATTTGCGATGCTTGACGAAATCGCGATTGGGTCGGATCGCGTACACGCTCGACGGCAAACAGGCAGTTTTGGGTATGCGCCCGGTGTTGATTCACAAAGAAGATCACGCGAGGTACGATCGAATCATGTGCGGGCGATTCAGTGCAGCATGTCGCGGCACATAGGCGATACAATCGATTGGCGTTTCGTTTGTTCGCGGGGGCACCTCACCTCTCTTTCTGCCCCGAAAGCCGCGAGCAAAACGAAGAACGGGGAAACTCGTACCTGATTCGGCGCTATGGAAACGCAGCGCCGAATCATTGAAAGGAACTCAGCATGTACCAAGTTCACAAAGTCCTCAATCCAGACGAAACGCATCAAGTAAAGGTCGGCGACAAGGTTGAATATCGCGCCGGGCCAGAACGACAAGCGGTGTACGATGACGCAGAAGTCATCGGCATCGAAGCGTTCGTCATCGCAGTCAACGATTTCATCGAAGTCGATGAAGTGTACGAATACACAAGCGATCAGGATATTTCATTGGTGATTTTCCATGTCAAAACACAACACGGCAATCAACACTGGGGCTATTGGGATCAGGTGTGTGTGCCATGATCGAACACATTCTCGCGTTCCTCGATCGGCGTACGGTCGGCGAAACAATCATCATCGCCCTCGGCATCGGGCCGTGGGTCGCAATCGGGGCAAAACTGTTTGTCGCGATCATCAAAGTCATCTGAGGACAAACATGCAATTCGACAGCAAACAAGCGTTTGACGCACTCGCAGTACCATCGTTGGAACAGGTTCACCCGGAGTTGATCGATTTCATCGATGACAAGTCGGAGCCGTTGGACACGCTCGAAAAGATTCTCGTTCAGTTGAGCGACGAAGAACTCGCGATTGCGTCAGCGGTCATCGGTTCGTTTGTGCGCTGGGGGTACGGCGACAACCCGTTGATCGAACTGCTTCGCGAAGATCGCGTCGTCGATTCAAATACGGGAACAACGGAACCGCTCGGCGAAGCGATGGTCAAGCGCATCGACGCATACATATCGAAAGTGCTGCACCTCGACGCGAAACATCGCACGGAAGCGAAGTGGTATTTCGTTGTTTCGTCTGGCGCATTGAAGATTGTGTTCCCGCACCGACTCAGCATCAGCGGAATGAATTCGTACCCCGTTGCTTCGGCTACCGCGACCGACCTGAAAAAAGCACGCGAGATCGCCGCAAGTTCAATCATTCAAAACGGCGTTCCGACGAGTCCCGAACAGCACGAACATATGGCGAAGAAGATCGCAATCGCGTGCAGCCCGACGATCGTTGGTGGGTGGTTGAACCTCGGCCTGTACATGGTCAGCGGTTGGGAGTTGGCGCGTCGTGATTGCGTTCGCGAAACGGGTGACGAGAAAGCGATCCCCGAACACAAGCCCGTAGATGATGAATCGATCATCGATTGCTACGGGTTCATTTTTGACCTCGGCCCGTTCTACATCGATCGAATCGCGGAAGTGAACTTCCAGTACATCGGGGCAGACCCCGAAGCGCAGAAATCCGATATGCACAAGTTCGTCGTGACAAAGCAGCACGAAGAAATCGCGTTGAAGTTGAAAACGAAGATCGAACCTCACCTCGCACCGTGCGGTGTGTGCGGCGGCGACTACAAAGATCATTCAAGCGATCGCGTGTTCGTCATCGGATTGCGCCGGGATGCGACCCCGAAGGAAGCCGAAAAACATCTCGGGCAGTTGCATCACCCAATGGCGAAAGACGGCATCGACGGGTTTGTATTCATCGATTCGCCGCAGCATTATCGAATCAAAGAGCCGGAAGGGAGCGAGGATGAAAATACTTCGGCAAATCCCGACCCCGAGTGATTCGGGCGAACCGCAATGCGAGTTCAAGTGCGGTTGGTGCAGCGCGACGACTGTTCTTCCCGGCGACGCGATCGACGAGTTTTTCAAAACCGAGATCGTCCCGCAAATGGAATGTCAGTCGTGTCATCGCGTAGGTGAACCGGAATCAAACAACAGGACAAGCGGCACAATCACCGGGCGCATGGCATCGGGCGGTCGCGTGTCACCGAACATTCAGTCGTTCCCACACATTCCGGGTCAACGACGCATGAACATGATCGGCACCCCGCAAGGCCGCAATCATTACGAGGAACTGCATCGAGAACTAAACATCGGACAGTATCGGCGCGAGATCGAAGGTACATGGGTCGGCGACGACGAATCGTTGTTCGTGTTCCCGCAGATTGTTCGCACGCATCGATTGGAAGGCGCGGAGTTGATCGCGTACGAAGCGGATCGCCCAATCGGGAGATTCGTCGCGTTCGGTATTCTCGAGCGATCGGGCGGTCGAGGCAGCGGACAACCCGATCAGGTTCTGCACACAACCGATTCGTTCGTAGCGTCCGACGCATTGAGGAATAGGCAGGAAGTCGCCGCAATCATCGAAGGGGACAACGGGGCTTTCTACGCACCGATTCATCAAATGGATGTTTCGATAACGAGGGGAAGCCCGAACACATACCCCGAGGTGAAATACGAAATAATTGTTCGATCGATGTCGCGTCTAATGACTACGCAAATCGAAGTTCGAGGCCATGCAGTCATGCGACCCGATCGCATCGTGCCGTTGTCTGAAACTCCCCCGCCTGAACCTCCGAGCCATGTGAATTGTCGATCAACACGCGTTCCGATCATGGAGCGCAGCGAAGTTCGACTTGGCGGCGAAGGTATCGAAATGACCGACAGCGGCACGATTGAAATCAACGGCGAGCAACATCGAATCGTCCCCGGATCATTGAGAATCGAAACGCACCCGAATCGTGCAGTCGAAACAACGGTTCAGGTCGAACGACCGATCAATAACAGCGCCCCGTATGTTTCGTCGCTCGAAGCCGACCGAATGGCGAGGCAGGCAAGATTAGGCGCATCGTTCGGCATGGGATCGCAACGCCTCGCAGCACAGCGGAACGCAGCGCAACAAGCACGCGAAGCGTCGAAGGAAATCGCAAACGCACTCGGCGGCATGAGAGAAACAGCGACGAACGCAGCGATAGCGAGGCAAGGAGTCGAATCATCGATGCGCGATGCAGCATCACACATAGCCGACTCAATGATCGGCAGCATCCTCGGTCGAGCGCTCGGTCAGCATGTCGATCAAATAATCGCGGACGACCTCGGCGCTCGCACAAACGATCATTCGGCAAATGCACTTCGGTATACGACCGAATCGTTTCGACCGCTCAAATCACATCCCGGATCGACATATTCACCGATTCGATTCACTGAACCGTCGGCAACAACAAGAATCAGGAAAGCATGATGACAACACAAACAATCTCGATCGGCAATGTGTCCGATCTGGTGTACCCGAAGAAGCACGAAAACGCAGACCTGACATTCTTCGACCCGCCGTACAACATCGGCATCGACTACGGCGACGATGAAATCCTCAACGACAAGCGCCCCGACGATGAATACCTCGCGGACTTCTCGAAATGGATTCACACCGCGAAGCATATGACGCGACCCGGCGGGATCGTTGCGTGCCTTATCAGCGACGAATACGCAAGCGATGTCGATCTGTTGTTTCGTGAGCATTTCGGCAAAGAGAATCGAATCAATCGAATCGTGTGGCGGGAACGATTCGCACAGTACCGCGAAACGAAGTTCGTCAACGAGCATCGGCATTTGTTCTTTTATCGAAAACCCGGAGGCGAAGCGTATTGGTACAACGGTGCAGAAATTCGCGTGCCAAGCGCTCGCATGATCCTCGGCGACAAACGCGCGAAAGGGCCTCGCGTCCCCGGCGATGTTTGGGAGTGCCCGCGATTGCCCGGAAACGCAAAGGCCCGCGTTGATTGGCACCCCTGCCAGTTGCACCCGGAACCGTTGAAACGAATCGTATATTCGTTCGTGCCGCCAAACGGCAAAGTCAACGAACTGTTCGCGGGTTCGGGATCGCTCGCGATCGTTTGCAAACAACTCGGATTGAACTATTGGGGCGTGGACGGCAGCCGCAAGTTCGTACGCGAAGCCCTTCAACGATTGGATGAAGCATGAGCAAGATAAAACCGCATGACCCGACGAAAGATATCGCCGGCGCTGGCCCGTTCGATGTCGTCAAAGTGTACGAGATCGCATCCGGCAGCGGCACGATGACGACACCGATCCCGTTGTATCGAGGGCACAAACAGCAAATCGACGCGTTCGCAAACGACAAGGTGATGCCGGATCGATTCGTGTACGCGGTGTTGTGCATGAGTCTCGGTTCGGTCGTTTCGTCAGTCACGACAAAGCGGGAATGGGATGGATTGCTCGGCGCAATCAGGTACGCGATCGAAAATGTCCCTGATTCAAAGTGGGGCACAAACGACAAAGTTCATCGATGGATCAGGGACGGGGCTTGACCGACCCGAAATACATGATAGGATATTGACATGGCAGACAAGTCAGCACTAAACAGAGTCAAGATGCCCGATCAGCGCGCCGGCGATACCCGGAAAGTGCAAGTCGGAGGTTGGGAACTCTATATCATCGTGAACTATTTCGACAATGACCAACCGGGCGAGGTGTTCGTCACAGTTGGCAAAAACGGAACGACGGTCAGCGGGTTGATGCAGACGATTGCTACGCAGTTCAGTATGTTGTTGCAAGCGGGTGTTCCGTGCGCACGAATCTGCGAAAACATGAAGCACCACAAGTTCGAGCCGCGCGATGAGTCGTTTGATTCGCTCGTCGATGCGCTCCAATCTACGGTGCTGCAATCTTGCAGCGATCGAGGATCACAAACTGACCTCGACCACTCAACGAAAGAGGTAAAGTGGTGACGACAGCAACCAGAAAAAATAAAAAGCAAATCAAGTTCGCGGTGAAAACCGTCGAAACGATTTACGAAATCGACGGCGACAAGTTTCGTCGCGCAATCGAATCGGCGGGTTTGAAACAAGCCGATATCGCCGAAGCGTGCGGGCACAAAGACGCGACCCGCGTTTGTCATATCGCTCGCAAGGGCAAACAACGAATCAGCGGCGAAAAACTCGCGTGCATGATCGCATGTATGCGTGAAGCCGGAATCGTCGTGGAGGGATTCGACGATGAGTGATTCAACTCCAAACCTCGATCATATTTGCGATGACCTGAAACCGCTCGCGATCCCGATGGACGCGATCGATTTGATGGACGGCAACCCTCGCGATCACGATGACAAGTCGATCGAAGCAATCGCGGCGAGTTTGAAGATTTTCAAACAGACAAAGCCGATCGTTCTCAGCGCCGACGGGCGAGTCATCATCGCAGGCAACGGCACATATCAAGCCGCGAAGTTGCTCGGGTGGACACACATCGCAGCGAACAAATCGCACCTCGAAGGCGAAGAAGCCCTTGCGTACGCAATCGCAGACAATCGCACAGCCGAACTATCGCAGTTCGACTACGACATTGTGGGCGCTGCAATGAAGGGCATGAGTGATTCGATGCAATCGAACCTCGGGTTCAGCGATGACGAGATCAAATCGATTCTCGAAGGGAACGGCCTCGACGGGGGCGCAAACGAAACAGAACTCAAAGGCGAAGAACCTGACGCAATGGGCGATGTCGAATATCGCGTGCTCGTCATGCTCGACAACGCGGACGACCAATCCGAGTTGATCGCACGCCTTGAAGATGAGGGGTACACATGCCAACCATTGATGTCGTAGTTGAATCCGGGATCGATCTTTCAGTCCGTGCGCGTCAAGTGTGCGGGATGTTCGATTGCCCGCCCGAAGAAAAGCAAGTGCTGAAATGGCAAGCCGAACTCCCGATCGAGGATGATCCTTGGTCGATCGGTTTGATTGTCGGGCCTTCGGGTTGCGGCAAAACCACCGTCGCGAATCACCTTTGGCGTGACGAAATGGAACGCAAGCCCGATTGGGACAAACCAACGGTGATTGATTGTTTCAGTTCAGGAGTCGAAGCAACAGCGCAAGCATTGAACGCGGTCGGGTTCTCGACTGTGCCTGCGTGGTTGCGACCGTATCAGGTGTTGAGCAACGGCGAGAAGTTTCGCGCCGATATGGCACGACGAATCGTTGAGCAAGACGGGTTGATCGTCGTCGATGAATTCACATCGGTAGTCGATCGACAGGTTGCAAAGATCGCATCGCACGCGATTCAGAAATACATTCGCAGACAGAACAAACAAATGGTCGCGGTGTCGTGCCATGACGACATTATCGATTGGCTACAACCGGATTGGATTTTCCGGCCAGACGAACGAGTGTTCGAGCGGAGGTCGGTTCGATCCCGGCCAACGGTCGAAATCGAAGTGGCGAGAATCCCCTACGACGCGTGGCAATTATTCGCACCGTATCACTATCTGACTGCTGAACTCAACAAAGCGGCTCGATGCTTTGGTTTGTGGGTCAACGGGAACCTTGCCGCGTTCGGCGGGGTGCTGCATCGACCGCACCCGAAAACGAAGAACATCAAGGGCCTGAGTCGGCTTGTGACGCTGCCGGATTATCAAGGGCTTGGCCTCGGGTTCGTGTTGAGTGAAACGCTCGGCGAAGCGTACACGGCCCTCGGGTTCAGGTATCGCAACTACCCGGCGCATCCGGGGTTCGTGCGTTCGTATCGCAAAGAGAAATGGTTGATGGTCAAACGCGCCGGGAAGATCGATCAAAAACCATCGACGCAGAACATCAAGAATTTCGCGAAGTTGCGACCGTGTGCGGTGATGGAATATATCGGCCCGAAAATGGACGCGGACGCAGCGAAGAAACTGATTGAAGGTGTCAAATGAATCTGAATCACATTGTCGAGGATTTGCACGCGCTTGCGGTTCGTGTCGATTCGTTGCAGTTCATGGACAACAACCCTCGCGTGCATGACGACCGTTCGTTCGATGCGATTTGTCGAAGCGTGAAAAAGTTCAAGCAAACGAAGCCGATCGTACTCGCGAACGATGGGCGTACGGTGTTGGCGGGGAACGGTACGCTTGAGGTGGCGCGTCGCATGGGGTGGGAGTTCATCGCAGCATCGAAATCGGAACTCAGCGCGGGCAGCGCCGAAGCAATGGCGTACGCGATCGCGGACAATCGCACGACTGACCTTTCGTATTTCGATCAAACGATCATCGACGACGCGATGAGGGCATTCGACGACACGCTCAGGGACGCGTCAGGGTTCATCGACAGCATCTTCGAGGTCGAGGGCGGGAACGAGGGTCAAACGCAGCACGGGGCGTCTGAGGGCGTTTCAGCGAACAACAGCGATAGCGTGTCAGAAACGCGGGCGCAAGGCATCACACAAGAGGCCGACCTCCCTGAAATTGTGCGTAGCGCCGAAACAAGCGAGGTTGGTCACTCGGTAAGCGACGAATCGGGTTCAAGCGCCGAAACAACAGCACCGGCGGTACGCGTTGCGTCGATTCGATACGATCTGGTTTTCGAGGACGATTCGGATCAGCAAGAGTTTTTCGAGTTCACCCGCTGGCTTCGCGCCAAGTACCCCGACATTTCAACGGTGGGAGGGCGCATCGTTGAATGGTTGAGAACGGAGGCCCCGGCATGGGGATGACACCCGAACAACGCAAACAGGCAAACGCGATGCTCGCCGTCCTGGGTCGTCGCGACAAACTCGAATCAGATATCAAACTTTGGATCGAACAACACCCGCAAGATTGGGTCGAGCGATTGAACGAAATCCTTCGCACGCATGACGACGAAAAAACTCAACTCGATCAAATGATCGTCAACTCGTTCGTGCTGTTCGGCGCAATGACGATCATCAACGGGTTTCGCGAGGAAATCGTCGAAGGATGGCGCGAAGGACGCGACCCGACGCGACCTACAGGCGACGGGAACGAAATTTCTGATTGGTGAATCGTGCGGGATTCACAGCAATCGATGATTCTACAAAAATGTGCGATATTCCGAACATGACTTGATTGACAAGTCAAGTTTGTCGATGTACCATGTATCAACGGGTGAACAAGGCACCCGCGACACAAGGCGACAAACACAAGGAACAAATCATGCCTCGCACATTCAACCTCAACACCGACGGAATCCTCACTCAACGCCCGAACCACATCCCGCAGGATGTTTGGGTCAAGTACACTCGACACATTGCACAGAAAGATTCGGCGTGCCCGATCGCGATTCGTGCTGAGGATTTGACTTTCGGCGTTGAAATCGAAACGCATATCACCAACGACGCGAGCGCACAACCCAGATCGTATCACAGCGGGCACACAACCGGGCACCTCCCCGCATTCAATGACGGCATCGGTTCGCATCGTTGGGGAGCCGAACGCGATTCGTCGATTCAAACAGGTCGTTCGGGTCGCTACGGGGCTGAATACATTTCACCGATCCTCAAAGGCGAACGCGGACTTCGCAACCTGATGGATGTCGTTTCGGTGTTGAAGGCAGGCACAAACGAAACGCTCGAAATCAGTCACACAAACGATCGCGGCGAGGTCATCAACGAAACATTCACCGGCCAAGGCGCTCGCGTCAATCGTTCATGCGGGGTTCACATCCATGTCGGGTTCCCAACGAACGACCTCAAAGCGTTGCAGCGATTGGTTGCCCTCGTCGCGTCGCTCGAAGAAGGCATCTACGCATCCACCGGATCGACTCGCAGGCGCAACGGAACCTACTCGCGTCCGATCAAGAATCGCGACGAACGCAAAGACGCGCAGAAGATCAAGCAACGCGACGATTTCAATCGCGTTTGGTGCAACGGGTCATACAGCGAACGCTACTTCGGGTTGAACCTTGTGAATCTGATTCGAGGTCGTCGCCCTGCGGTTGAGTTCCGGTTCTTCTCCGGGTCATTGAACCCGATCAAGATAGCCGCATGGACGCAAATGTGCCTCGGGCTTGTGCAACTCGCATTGAGCGCCCAGCGCTCGGCCCCTTGGGATTCAAAGCCCGCATCAAACTGGTACGGAAAAGACAAGACGCAATCAGAACGCGAAGTGCAACGACTCATGCAGAAACTCGGTTGGGTGTACAAACGCGACAACAACACATTCGGCACATTGGGAATCCTCGCCGAAGGCGGGAACGCACCGAAGCGCATGACGATGGTTCGGGAAATGCGTCGCCTCGCTCGTCAGTACGACGATCAGATCGAATCGGGTTCGGACGAACTCGGATGAACCTTGTGTGGGCGGGTCGAGTCGGGAACGGCTCTCCGTCCCTTCCTTGTGTGCTTGGCGGCGTGAAATCGATTCGCCGTCAAGCCATTCAAATCAATCATCAACGCATCACACAAGGAGACGACGATGCAAGATCAAACATGGAACCAACAACAGCGATCGCACGAAGAATGTGAATGCGTGTTCGTGTACGGGACGCTTCGCGAAGGTCAGGGCAACAACTACCGAATCACAGGCGACCCCGGATGCAAGAAAATCGGCACAGGCGAAACGGTTCGCGACGATCGATTCAAGATGTACGGTGCATCGGCGTGCTTCCCGTATGTGACTGTTGGTGCTGACGACGAAACAGGAACGATCGTCGGCGATGTTTACGAAGTCACACTCGGCGCGTTCGCATCATGCGATCGACTCGAAGGGTACCCGCATCACTACACCCGCGAGATCGTCGAGGTTCGTATCGGTGAAGGTCGCATCGTCAAAGCATGGATGTATGTCGTGCATGATACCGAACTGCTCAGAACCGTTCGGATGGATCATGTACCCTCGGGCGATTGGGTCGAAGCACGAACCGAATACATCGAACAAGAACAACAGGCGATGCAAGAAATGGTTCAACCGATCGCGTTCGAGGACGACGAAGAAGAAGAATACGAAATCGCGGACGACGAGTTCGACGACGATGATTTCGACGACGACGATGATTTCGAGTTGGACGATGACGGTCGCGGCGATTGGGACGACTCAGCGAACGAGTTCAACTACGAATCGCTGAACAAGAAAGGCGGCGAATGATATGTGTGGAATCGCAGGCGCATTCAAAATGAGTTCGGGTCGAATCACGATCAGTTCATTGCAGAAAATCGCAATCGGAATCGAAAAACGAGGCCCGCACGCATGGGGCATGAGTTGGATCGACGGCATCGGTCGCATTCATTCGTACAAAGCACCGGGACGCATCACCGAAGGATTGTTTTTGATTCAGCAGTTGAAGGATTTCAACCCGATCGGTGTCATCATGCACACCCGATTCAAGACGCACGGCAGCGCCGAGCATAACGCGAACAATCACCCGCACCCAAGCGACGGCGGCTGGTTCGTTCACAACGGGCAAATCCCGAACTGGCAGGACTTGATCGAAGAACACGAACTCATGCCGTTGACCGATTGCGATTCGGAAGTGCTGGGCTTGATTGCACAGTACAAAGAGGGGTCATTGATTCGGCGATGGAAATACGCGATCAATCAGACCGATCGCACGCGACCGCTTTGCATGGCGGGGCTTTGGTCGCGTCCGGGTCGTGCCGTACTCGCGAAACGAGGCAACCCATTGATGATGAGCGAAGGGCGCTCGGGCAATGTGTACTTTTCGTCGTTGAAAGAGGGGTTGCCGGGGAAACCGAAACGCGCACCTGAATCGACGATCGCGTGTTTCGATCTCAATCAACGCACGGTATCGCATGAACTTTTGCGTGATTTCATCGACACAAGAATCAAGATCGCAGGAAGCGGCGCTGGCACGCACACAGCGATGTCCGCACGCATCGACGCAGGATTCAACACGCGAGGCATCACTGACCGGTACGCGACGACTACGACCGTCCTCGATAACGCGGGCGATCGATTGAAGTACGAACCGCGTGAAACGAAATCACAACGCAAACGCGCCCGCAAGTTGCATCGCACAAACGATTGGGATTGACACCCCTCCCCCCTGCCCCGTAGGGGATTGTGCGAACTCACCCGACGAAACAACGAGGATTCAAAGGAATCGACGATTCGGAAAATATCTCTAATGAATCGTTGACTTGACGAACAAGTCATGTACTATTTGAAAACACGAGGAATCAATCATGCAAGTATTTTTCAGCAAAGCCGAACGCGACAACGACAACGGGCAACCTACGAGCGTCATCACCGTCAACGACGAAACAGGCGACGAAATCGGAACGATCGAAGCGCAATATCAACAAGGCGTACACGGGCCGATGGATCGATCATGGCACTGCATCGGGTACAATTTCGAGTGCTGGATTTGCGATGTCCCGAACATGCACGAAGTCCGAGACAAAGACGACAACTCGGCGCATTCGGCGCTTGCTCGACTGAAGCGCCGAATCAGGGAAGCAATCAAACACGCAAACGATAAACAGGAAGGCGGCGAATGATGCGAATGGTTGATCCAAGGGGCGTATATCTTTCGTACTGCGATTCGTGTCATCACAGCGAGCAAACAAACTTCACGATTTGCCCAAACTGCAATCACGACAACGGCGATCAACTTCGGCAAGTCGAATGCGCGGACATTCATCACAACGGCGACTACGGCAAGCAATGTCAGAACGATCAATGTTGGAAATCAGAGAAAGGCGGCGAATGATGCACGGAAACATCGACAACATCCGCGACGATATGATGTATTCGTTGTGTCAGTACATGATGCTCGGATACCCCGTCGGCGGGTTCCTCGAAGCGGTACTCAGCAACAACCTTGTGAACGTCGCGACGCTCGCGGACAGCGACAATCAAAGGTGCCTGTTCGAGTACGCGAAGTTCATGTATGCCGTCATGCCGATGGAATCACGCAACAGCAAAGAGAACATCGAAAAATGGCAGGAGGCACGACGAACGAACCCGATCGAACCTTCGCAGTTCAGATTCATCTCGGACAACTCGCGACGAATCGCGAATCAGGTCTGGGATGCGCATATCAATCGCGACAAACGAGCGGAAACTTTGCACGAATCACATTATTGTCACCCTTCGCACGACGGCGAAGATTGAATCAATCGCACACACTCAACAAGGAAAGAAAATCAGCATGGCACAGACACGACTCACAAACTCGATCCGAAATGACATTCGCAATCATTTGATCGATGCGAAGTTCAAACCGATTCAGGATCAGTTGAAGCAGGACAAAATCGAACTCGCTCAGAAAATGTACAACCAACTCGTCCCCGATGATTTGCAGAAAATGATCGGCAAGTTCCCGTTCGGGTGGTTCAAACAAGCGTCGCATTTCAAAGTCGCGATCGACGGGAGAACTTTCGATTTGCGGATGGACGCACAACAACCCGTACCGAGTTCGCACACAACCTATTCGGTTGACGACAAACTCAGTTTCAACAGCCGAAACGATCGAGGCGAACGCAAACAGTTGGGCAAGCAACTCGCAGCGATCATGGATCGATCAGAACAGCACAAAAAAGATCACGCGAAAGCGATGATCGATATTGATGCGGTGCTGAACTCGGTCAACACGCGCAAGCGCTTGCTCGAAGTGTGGCCCGAACTCGAACCGACGCTCGATCGTGTGTGGCCCGAAGATCAACCGATGAAAGTCGCGCCGGTACTCGCCGTGAAAATGGACGAGTTGAACAAGTCGCTTGAACTGCCTGAGCATAAACGATGCAGAAAGGGGGCGAAGAAATGAACCCGACACGCCGACAACGATTCGCTGCATGGTGGGGCAACAAAACGCTGATGCGTTTCAGTCACCCCGAATACAATCGTTCGAGCGATATGTATGTGTCGTTCGCAGATCAAACGCAACTCGCGAAGTGGTCACACGATCGCGGGCACAATTTCACCGAGGATACGCTTTGGTTCGGTGAGCCGGTCGGCATTCGTGCGAACACGAAACAACACACGATCGAACACATTCATTCGGTCGCAAAGCACTACGGCATCATCCCGGTCATCGACCCGGAGGAAGTCGCGCCGAGTGTTCGCGAACTCAAACCGGGGGCGTCAGAATGAAACGATTGCAAGGATGGGAATGCCCGAGGTGTCATGCGGTGCTTGCTCCGTTCATGCCGGCTCGCTGCATTGCTTGTTTGCTGTGATCGACCCGACACGGACAAGGTTCGCAAATACATCGAAGGGTTCAACTAATGGCAACGGACAAAAGTGATTCGGAATTGTATGTCGATAATGATTCAAGTGAAGATTGCGATTCTTGCTTTCGATCGCTCGTAGGACTCAAACACATAAGCGGAATAAATAGTTGTTGCGGGGGTGGGTGCTATCGTCGCTTGTGTTTTGATTGCGTTCGACTCGCAGTTCAATTGATCGAAGAACAGGAAGATAAAAAATGAGTCAATCAGAAATAGACGCAATGAACAAACCTCTGCCGATCATCGGCGGGTACTTGCACGGCGAGTACGCATCGTTCGACGGTCACATCATGGTCAAAGAAACCCCGAACGACGAACTGTTGTTGATCGGTGACGAGGTTCGATTGCGGGACAAGCACAATCGGGCGTGCGTTGTGAACCCAAGCGAAGGCGAATGGATCAGAACGCGATACACGAAACAGGAAGTGCATATAAACCTCGGCGCGTTGACAATCGGCGGTTGGTGTTGGTTGCACGAATCATTGGCAAGCAACAAAGCGTACAGCGACCCCGAAACGCAGTCGAAGATTTGTCGTTTGATGATGAGCATGTTGTTTGCGGGGTGCATGAAATGAGAATCGCAGTCGTCATCGATATGCAGCCCGGATTCAGTGCAGCGCATGACAAAATGCTGCGAAAACGAATCGCGAATCGCATTCGTCGGCACAACGAATGCGGCGATCGCGTCATCGTCGTCGAATACAAAGATCACGGCAACACCTACACCGGCATTATGAACGCGGCATTGGAGAATCGTCATTTCATCGACGACGAAACAGGTCAAGGGTGTGTTGTTGAAAAGAGCGACGACGCGGGCGGGCTTGAAGTGTTGAAAGCGGCGTACCGCATGAACATCGTTGAACCGTTCCGATTCGTGTTGATGGGCGTGAATACGAACTGTTGTGTGCTTGATACTGCACGCGACATCTTGCGCATCGATCCGAACGCATCGGTTGTACTCCCGGTCGGGTGCATGAAATGTCCGCACGACGATCATGTACCGGAACCGCACGCCCCGCCGACGGCAGCGATGGTCGAAATCTTCTGCAAGGATTTCGAGGGGCGAGCAACCCGCATTTGGGACGAGGATGAAATCGGATAACACGAAAGGCAATCAATGGAACCAATACCATTCAAAGATCAGAACGGAACCCTCGGTCGAGGGGACAACCACGAATCAGTTTCAGAACTCCCGATCTATCGCGGCAAGATGCTGATCGACGAACACGGAACAACTGCGGATTGCATCATTTCGTGCTGGTCATTGACGACACCTGAAATCGAAGAAATCACACGCACCGGGCGCATGTATGTCGGGGTCATGGGGGTATCGCAACCTCCGATCTTCGCGGCGGCATACTCCCCATTCCCGAGGGCGATCCCCGATGCCGATCAAACGAAAGATTGAAACACGCACACGGGTATTCGTCAACGGCGAAGAGCACGAAGCAATCATCGACGGGGACACCGCGATCATCGACCCAGCGCCGGCGAGGGGCGATACGATCGTGATTCGACAGCAGGGCGTTCAGGAATCGCCCGAGATCGATTTGCTGGATCGCATCGTGTCGTGTGTCGTCCCGATCGAGGAACCCGCTACAAACGATTCAGGGGCGTTCCTGATCGAACATATGCGTTCCTGTCGTTTCCCGCATGTTTCTTGGGGGCGGGCATCCGGGAAAACGCGATTGATGCGCCAGATCATCGAAAAACGAACAAGGGACGCACTGATTCGAGCATACGCAGGCAGCGCCGAAACAATCGGGACGATCATCGACCTCGACGCATGAAGCGCCGAAACAAACACGGAGGGTATACGAAAATGGACTACGACAGAATCATCGACCCACAGCCGGAAGCGAATTGGGAACCTCACAATCGAGTTGTTTCGGCGCACAATCGCGGGTCATCGCTCGATTGTTCCGTTGATGCGATTTGTGACACAAAGGGGTTTCGAGGGATCGCCTTGCATCATCCGATCGGGTCAATGATCGAAACGAAAGGTCGCGTACTCGACGCGAGAGCAATCAAGCACGGCACACTTTGGTATTTCAGGTACAGATTGGAACAGACAACATGAAAGATGGCAAATCAAGAATCGGCGCATCGATGATGATACGGGACGGCGATCGTGTCCTGTTGTGTCAGCGGGCGCATCACAAATCGTACCCGTATCACTGGTGCGTTCCCGGCGGTCGCATCGAGCAGGGCGAAAACTTTGTTCAGTGTGCGATCCGCGAACTGCGGGAAGAAACCGGGATCGACCTCACCGATCGGGACGCACTCGAATCGGCGATTGAATACTTCGGCACAGTCGAAGCGTTCGGGGGAGGTCATTTTCAGTTTTACCAAACGAAACTGCCCAGCGACACAACGATCAAACTCAACAACGAATCGTGCGGGTACGGGTGGTTCACACTCGAAGAAGCGATTCGCATGAGCAACATCGTTCCTCGCGAAGTGTTTGCGTCGAAAGGGGTGACGATCATATGAAGGCGAAACGACTCAGAGAAAAATCGAACTGCACCTCGCAGTCGTGTTTGAACCGGGGATACCCGAAGGCGATCACCGCTGAGGCGATGCAGCACCCCGAACGGTTCGCGTTCGTGCAAGGGGATTCGTACAAACTCATTCGGTACGAAAACGAAAACGGGGAGTTGTCGAAACCGATCGAGATCGTGCCGATGAAACGAACCTACACGCGGCGGTTGACTGACGATTGGGTGATTCATGTTTGGATCGTCATCAACGAACGCGGGGCAGGCGAGTTGCACATTCATGTCCCGATCGAATACAGCGATTTGCATCAACCGTTCGCGGGGCTTGAGTTGCATCGGAACTCGAAACCGGAGAACTGGGATCGTGCCCCGACGCGAGAGCATTGCGAAATCATCGGCGGGCCATGCTGGGCCGACGGTACGACGATGGGCGCTGATGATATACTCAGGCAGCATATGGGCAGGCACGATCCGCTTGCCGAACTCGAAGGGTCAAGCGTTCACGAAATGTATTGGTGGGAGGTCATCGATTTCATGCAAACGAATGGGTTGATTGACGAGGACGACGATTGAACTGCCCGAAGTGCAATCACGAACGAATCGGTGTCATCGATTCCCGACCTATGGCGAAAGAGGCGGCGATTCGTAGGCGAAGGGTGTGCGCCAAGTGTTAATATCGGTTCACGACCTACGAAACGATGATGCACCCGAACGAGCAAAGGCGGGCGAAGTTGATCCGGTACAAACTGCGGAAGTTCCTCGCGAGGATGCAGACCGAACTTGAAAGTTGAAAGGGCGAATGAAATGAACGCATTAGACCAGAGGCATGTAGTCGGGCGAAAGAATCACGAATGCGCATTGTGCGGCGAAACAATCGTGAAAGGTGAACGGCATCGAGTGTTCGTTGGCTCATTCGACGGTGAGATTCAACGAACGAGGTATCACGAAGAATGCGATCGCGTCACCGAGATCGACGGTTGGCAATGGCACGATTGGGAGGATTTGAGCGATCAAACTGAGTTCCGCATTCGTCGCGACGAGATCCGCGTAGCCGCCGAGCATATGAACCCGAACAGTGAACCCTGAATGCAAACTTCGCCGCCTCTTTTGACTTGGTGGACAACTCAACCGCGAAAAGGGGTTCCCAAACGCCGATTTGCCGATATACTGTTGACGCACACACTCGCAACGGAAACAGTATGGATCAGCCCGAAACGCCCAACCCGAACCACGACCCCGAGCGCCAAGCCGAAGAAGCGCGCCGACTCGCGGCGAATGATCCCGAGTTCGCGGACACCGACGCGACTGAACACGACCCGTACGCGCACCTTCGCCCTCACCAGTTCAAACCGGGACAATCAGGCAACCCGGCGGGTCGTCCTCCGGGGATTCGTTCGCTCGCGAAGCGGATGCGCCAAGCCGGTACATTGCGCCCTGCTGACATTGATGCGTTCAAGGCCCTCGCAAGCAAACTCGGCATCGACGAACCGACATTGAAGGGGATGGACATCATCGATCTGTTGTCGGTGTCTACTTTCCTGCACGCGATCAGCGGCAAATCGGCAGCGCTCGCCCAAGTCACGCGAACGCTCACCGGGTCGGTGCTGTACACCCCGAACGACTCGAAGGATAAAAAGCCCGACGATTATCGAAACGACGCGATTCAGTTCTACGAAGCGGTGATTGCATCGCCCGACATCGACATCAAGGACAAGATCATCGCACGCGGGAAACTCGACGCGATTCAAGGGTTGCTCAACGACACCTCGACGATGGGCGCTGAACAAATGGCCGACGAGATTCGCGACTTCCTTGAAATGGCCGAATCAAGCGTACCCAAATCGCCGAACGATGACGAAGAACAAACTTCGCCGCCTCTTTCGGTACAGGACAACGAATCGCCAACGCAGGTTGATACGCTATGAGCAAACTTGCACGCTGGTACGATCTTGAATATCACAAACAACAGTCGGGGTACTTTGAATCGAGAACCCGATTCAATGTCACCTACGCGGGCCGTCGATCAGGCAAGACCGAAATCGCGAAGCGCCGACTTATCAAGCGAGCGCTCGCGTTTCGTGCGTTCCCTGACGGGTATTTTTTCTTTGCAGCGCCAACACTCGGGCAATGTCGCGATATCTATTGGAACGATCTCAAACGCATGGTGCCGCCGAACCTGATACGCGGCAAGCCGTACGAAACCGACCTCACGATTCGATTGAAAACCGGGACAGAGATTCGTTGCATCGGCCTCGATGTGCCCGAACGCGCCGAAGGTCGCCCCGTTGATGGTTGCGTGCTTGACGAGTACGCGAACATGAAACCGATCGTATGGACGCATCACCTTCGCCCGGCGGTTGACACAAAGAATCGGTTGGGCTGGGTGGATTTCATCGGGGTGCCCGAAGGTCGCAATCACTACTACGATTTGGTGAAGGACGCAGAAGCAGACGCAACAGGTCAATGGCGAAACTGGCATTGGAAGTCGAGCGACATCCTCGACCCGATGGTCATCGAGGCAGCACGCAAAGACCTCGACGAGTTGGTGTTCGCACAGGAATACGAGGGTTCGTTCGTGTCGTTCCTCGGGCGTGCGTACTACGGGTTCGAGACTCAGTATTCGACCTATCGCGGGCTGCCGTACGATGAGAATCGACCGTTGATTCTTTGCTTTGACTTCAACACCGCGCCGGGCGTGTGCGTGATTTGCCAAGAGCAATATATCCTCCCGCCGAACATGCCGGGGTTGATTGCACCGTTCACCGCCGTCATCGGCGAGGTGTACATCCCGCAAAACTCAAACACTGAACTCGTAGCGCAGCGCGTGCTGAACGATTGGAAAGATCACAAAGGCGAGGTTCGTTTGTACGGGGACGCGACCGGCGCGATCAAGAAAACGCAATCGTTGAGCGGGTCAGATTGGGATATCGTCGAACGAACGCTTTATCCTGTGTTCGGGTCGCGGATGCTGCCGATGTACGGGATGAGCAACCCACGCGAGCGTGCGCGTGTGAACGCGATGAACACACGCTGTCGATCAGGCATCAACGGGCAATACGCTCGTCGATTGATCGTTGACCCGACGAAGGCCCCGAACACGGTCAAAGATTTCGAGGGCGTTCGGATGGTCGAAGGCGGTTCAGGCGAAATCGACAAGAAACACGACAAAAAGTTGACTCACCTCACTGATGCGCTCGGGTACTACATCACCGAGGAATTCCCGGTTCAAGGCCCCGGACACACGCAAATGGTCGCCATTTGACCTTGTGGTCAAGTTTTGGTATCATTATGCCGACGAGGGATGTACCTCGATTCACCCAAACACGGAGATTCAGACATGGCAAACAACAACGCAAAGGGCAGCACGAAAGCGAAGATCACCGCGATTCTTCTGTTGATCGGCGCTGCTGTCACCGCTGCCGCATTCTACCTTGACGGCGACGACACTACGCAACCCGATATTGGTGCAGTCGTTGACAGCGCGCAGGATGTGAAAGATCAATTCGGGGACGACGCGATCGAACCTTGATGGAACCCGCTCATGTCCAACACGCCGAAAGTCCCTGAGAAGGAATATCGACTTCGGGAGTCTTACGCGGCGACCATGTTGGAGATGCACGAAACTTGCGAGCGGTTGGGGTTGAATTTCATGGTTGAACTGCAATCGCTCGCTGTTTCGTTCAACAAAAAGCACAAACGAAAATCGAAAGCGAAGGGGAAATCAAAATGAACAAAGCAATTCGAGCGATCGCGATATTCCTCGGCGTGTTGCTGAAAGAACTTCTCCCGACGCTGATTGCTGAATGGAAGAAGCCCCGCAAGACGAAATACCTCGGCGACGATGACGAGGTACGCGATTCGATGAGCGATCAAATCGAGCAAGATGCGATCGATTTTTCAAACAAGAACCCGGACTTCGGAAAGGTCAACGATGAACACGAAAATCGAGCAGATGAGATTTTGGGCAGCGACAAAAATGATTCAACGCCGAACTGAGTTGCATTGCGCCGGCGCTCTCGCTTTCTGGTTGATTGCCGGGGCGCTGGTGTTGTCGATGACCGGGTGTATCGGCGGCATTCGCCAAGATTCGATCGTCAAAGCGCCCGATGCGCCGATGTTGATTCGCAAGGTTGACGGTCGCGTGTTCCGCGTGTCGATGTACGATGCAGAAACAAACACGATGGTCGAATACCCCGAGGCGATTCATGTCACCGGGCAACTCGAAGGGTGGTCGTTGATGAAGTACGATTGGGACGAACTGATTCAACGAAAGGCGAACAGTGGAGAATGAACGCAAATGGGAACCGGGTTGGATCGATCAAATCTCCGAATGCGGTCGTTGGACTGACATTCTCCCGGTTGACACATTTCACATTCGCGGCGACCTCGATTGCTGGTGCAAGCCCGGAATCGAGATCATTGCACGACCTGACAACGCCGAACCGATCATCATGGTGAAACACAACCTCCCTCCGCACAGTTGGGTCGGCGGGGCGCTCAAAGACGAGGCCGTCGATTTCAGTTGCGGCACGATGGGGGTTCTTGAAGATTTGGACTTTGAAACCGTTGACCCTGCGTACATCGATGACGACACGATGATTTGCGAGGTCTGCGGGTGTATTGAAGATGACGACACGCGAAACGCGGGCTGTGTCGGCCCGATCTATTTCGCGTTGGATTTCACCGAGGCCCCTGATCTCGGAGAAAGCGAGAACGAACGATGACCCGTACCCTTATGCTTGCCCTGCTCGCAACTGCTTCGATTCTGGCGCTCCCTGCGTGCGAATCGACACAGGACAGCGCCAACACCTCGACGATCGGCATCCCGCCCCTGAACGACGCTGATGAATCGATGCGTATCGCGATGCTGCTCGACGAAAGCGCCGAAACTGTGCCGGGTGAATCCGTCGCTGCATTCGTTTCGGGGGCAAGCGCCGAAACTGCGAATACTGCGAATCTGCAACCGCTTCGCAAGGCGACCGACAAAATCCCGACCTCGAAGAAATCGAAGGGCAAGCAACCCGACCCGAAGCCCCTCGGGAAACCTGACCCCGCGAAAACCAAACCGAAGATCGAACCCGTCATTGATGACCCGATGCCGCGACCGTTCCCGGATGACCCGCTTATCGATCCGATTCGCGCCCGATGGTATCATTCGGTTTCGCGCGAACCGATGTGGCTTATCACCGCAGGCAACGGCACGCGAAGCGCTGACGACCCGAACGGACTCGCGTCATGGTGGCACGACGACAACCCCGACGCGGTGCAGAACTTCCTTGAACAAGTGCGAAACGGGTACGCTCGCGGCGCTCGCAGTTTTTTCGTGAATCGACCGATGGGCACGAACGGTCGAACGCATGTACCTGCGTCGTCATGGCTCACGATCCCCGCAGGCAAACGCTCAGCGCTTGTCGATGCGTTGATTGATTTGAACCTGTCAACGGACGAGGAATTTCGTTTCTACTGGTTCATCGGTTCAGACCTCAAAGACCCGCGATCAATAGAAGGTTGGAGCAGTTCGACACCTGACGCAGACACTTTCCTGCTCGGTGAAACCGACACATGGGAACACCTCATTGCGTCGCGAAACATCATCGGCGGGTGGATGTCCACTGGCGCTGCTGGGCTTTTCATTGACCATTCTTCGCCCGCAGACGAACGCGAACACTTCAAATTCATGTCTCGGCAACTGCTGCAATCGCCGTTCGAGATGATCGTCGGCGGCGAGGCATTCCCGTACGCATTCGACGACAACGGCAGCACGATCCGCGACCCCAACAACAACTCACCGCTGCTCGACATGGAAGCGGTCGAATATATGTCATGGGTCGGCACCTATTCGTACATTCAGCATTCGTCCCGTTGGCCGACAGGCACGACGAACGCGACATGGCCCCCGAACCCAGAGAACACCCGCATGTTCTGTTGGTTCAACGGCACGAAAGACCTCGGCACCGACGCGGACAAACGCGGCATCATTGAACAAACGATTCGCGACGGGTTGATCCCGATCACAGGCGACGCGGGCATGTTCACGCACGCGATGGAAATCTATCGGTTGATGAACGAGGATCAGACGAAGGCCCCGACATCGGATCGCAAGATTTATATTTGTATGCCGGGTGAGGAAGAATGGAACCGCGACTATTTGCAGCGCATCGGCGATGCCGGGTTCCCGCTCGATCGAACTGATTACATGCTGCAAATCGGCTCGCGAATCAGCAACTTGTTCCCTGACGAGGACATCCTCGGATCATTGAACGGACAAACGATTCACGAATATGTCAAGGACACCGCACAGATTCGACTCGATCGATCGTGGGCACCCGAACCGTTCAGTGCGTGGTTCTACGACTACGAACCGCGACACCGGGACGACGACGGCAATGTCATTTCGAGTTGGCTTTGGCCCCGCGCCAAAGTCGGCGGTACGGGTTTCAGCAAACGCGACACGCAGTTCTTGAAAGAGGCGTACGCTGCGTGTCAAGAAGTCATGGGCGACCTGCCCGGATCAGTGTACGGCATCCCTCGCACGCTCGGCGCTCGATCACCCGAAGCCGAATCGATCAAACACATGATGGCGTTTCGTGACAACACGAACGCGTACGGGTACGCTCAGTTGAACTTGTACCCACCGAACGGGACGGCTGACAAGCGCGAAATCAATGACGACAACCGGCAAGATCACATCGATCGAATCGTCGGGGGAAATCAGGCAATGAAACAACTCGTCGTTGACGGGGTGCCGATCTGGGCGATGATGTGGCCGCGATGGTTGACCGACAATGAAATGTGGTTCGATTTGTACCTCGACACATTGGAGCAAACCGACATCGAAACGCTCATTATTTGGGTAAACCCTCACAACGCAACCATGTCGCGTGTGTACGCCGACGAAACGATCGAGGGAATCCCCGCGATCTTGGACTGGTTGAACGGTGGTTGATTCGCTATA